ACACCTCCGGACCATGGTACCATCGCGGGTTTTGGTATCCCGAACGGCGTGCCACCACCCTTGCCGATGTTTACCCGGAAGAATTGAGGAACTATGACGGACCTGTCCAAGCACACCCCGATGATGCGGTGATAATGTACGGATATACAGCGGAAAGCCTTGCAGGGCGCGTGGTTGAGAGATTTGGCAAAAGTGTTACTTTATTTCAAAACACGCATACACACGGTATAACACGGGGGTGTTTGCCCCAAAATTGCCCCAAGCAGGATAAGGCCCCGAGGGGCCTATTTTATGCGTGCCGGTAAAGATCTTCCCCCTTCGCCAGTGCTCGCATGCCCACGATAGCCAGTGCCGCAATCGAATCAAGGAACCCACTTTCGACACCGCTCCCACCTGTCCGCCAGTTCGGACTACTGGCCGCGAACTTCATTGCTTCAAACGCTGCTGCTTCATTTGTCGCCTGAAGGGCCATAACCTCCTCGATCATGGACTTTCCGTTAATGTACTCAAGAGCCCACTGCCTGACCTGTGGGGGCAGTCTGGCTGGAAGCCAGTTATCCATCACCTGGAACTCTTCCCGGAAGATCCATCCAGTAAAGCTCAGATCCTCCCTTTCGTGAATCGGACGGGCTACCGGCTTCAGATCAAAGGCCAGCGTGTCCCAATTCTGGTTGTGCTGACCGCGCGAAACCTCCCTTTTTGGGGAATGGTTGCGGGACACGGTTGTGCTATCCTGTAGTTGCGTTTCCATGACGTGCTCCATTTGCCTGTTGGCGCAGGCTTTTGGGTTAATCGTGGCCACCGACAAGTGTGCGGTGGTCACGGTTTTCACTCTCTATTGATAGTGCGCTTTTCTGGATTTGTTAACAGGATCAGGCTGCCTCCCCTTCAAACTTCAGATGCACGTACTCGCCATCCCAGGTTTTCTTCATTGGTAGCTTACCCTGCAGATAGAGGTCGTACAGCTTCTGAGCGCCCTTCTTCAGCAATTTTGCCTCGTACCGAATCAGGCTGTCCGATCCGTGTACGCCAATCTCTCGGCTGGTTTCGGTGAGGTACTTATCCCGGGCCTTGTGGTACACCCGCAAGCGCCGGTTGTTGCCTGATCGGCTTTCGTTATACAGCCAGCCCAGTTCGTCCATGACGAAGTTGCTCAGCTCGTGACAGTTCACGCCGTTCAGCATCTTCCCGAACGCAGCCAAAGTCATACCCTGTTGGAAAAAGTTTTCGAGCTTCTCGATTCGGTCTGACTGCTTCTCGATCTGCTCAGCTTGATCGGCGGCCAATCGCAGCGCCTCGGAAAGAGAGCCCGGTATTTTGACTGGCGAGAGATTGCCGGTGCGGTAATCCATGAACACCTGGTTCACCTTCAGCTGGAAAGAGGGGCTGATCCATCCGGCGTAGGAGATGGCTAGCAGTTCATGGGCAAAGGTTCCGGTCTTCCCTCTCCCTTTCACTGTCTCCAGAATTTTAATACCGGGAATCTCCGGTTCTAACTCTGCAGCCAAGTCTCGGGCCTGTTTTGTCCTTAGCCATTCATTTGGCTGCTTTGACTTTCCGGCACCACTGGCTGCGTGAATCGCATTCAGGTTAAACCTGCCCTGCTCATCCACAGCGATCTCAACGCCGGCCACCACCGGCAAGCCTGTTCTGATATCGGTCACGTTGTTCATGCGGCTTTCTCCTGCTCTTTGTAGCGCTCGAGCTTTTCCTCGACTGCAATCTGCAGCCAGGCGTTCAGGGACCGGCGCTCTGCTTTGGCGTGTTTTACAGCCTGCTCACGCAAATCAGATTCCAGTCGCAGCGGGTATGGCGTGCTTCGCCTATTCGTCATGTCATGGCTCCTTATAGCGACTCGACACCATCAATCTAATATCACTAGGCAATGATGTCAACTCGACACCATCGAATTTATGTCGAGTCGCTGCTATCTTTATGAAATGGCCGAAAAACAGTATCCAAGTGACAAGCAAGACAAGTTCATGCTCCGGTTTCCGGAGGGCATGCGCGAACGCATTCGCATTGCTGCCGAAAAAAATGGGCGCTCCATGAATGCGGAAATTGTGTCGAGGCTTGAGGAGAGTTTTCAGTCGGAGCAAACACTTCAGCGCTACAATATGATGTCGGTTACTCTCGACGAGAAGCTGGAGAAGGTCAGGGAAGAAATTGATCAGATGGAAAGATCCAAGTCTGAGGCGTCAGAGCTTATCGAACAACTGCAAGCTATGACGACTAGAAAGGAAAGTCAGGAACAGTCATGAGTTACAAGATTGCGCTTCTTTTGTCGGCTCTCCTGCTGTCACTCGCCGTTGTTGGGTATCAGTATTTGTCCCCCTACAACTCATGTGTGCGAGGGCTTATCAAAACAGATGTTCCCGAGCGTATTGCTTTGCTCAGATGTAAAGGGGCGTAACCCCTTAGCACAGCATCCGGCGCGCTGGATGGTTCCGGATGCGCGGATCTAGTACTTACTGGTTCGACACCGAACTGTGCCATAGACAGTGTCCTGGCAAGTTGTGGTTGTGGTTCTGGACTCTTTGATGCTTTCGGTTATTTCATCAAATACTTCTGTAACTCGACTCTTTTCTCTCGTACCTCCAGACGGGGCAGCCAGAGACTTCTGGACATAGTCAGCCGTATAGCAATCAATCCCCCTCTCTTGAAGGCCCTGCTGCAGTATGGATCGAGAGATCTCCGCCGCAAAACCAACGCGTCCTGCTGGCTTTCCGTCGCGAACAGCGCGGTTATACCCGTCGCAGAATCCGGTCACACCATATTCTGAAAGAAGCACGTCAAAGCATTCATTGCCGGCAAGCCACCGTCTATCCATTTCTCCCGGGATTGCTAAATCATTTAACCGGTCAATAGTGATATCAAAATCCCAGTACGTCCGGCAAAGCTCAACATCTGACAGCTCTCGCGCCTCATCAGCATCAAGTCGGATGGCCTGCTGCGGCATTGTACTGCACGCCGAAATCAATAGAGCCTAAACCCCCAAACCTAACTTTCGCATCGCTTAATCCCTTCTGCGTTAACGAGATGCAACAAATAGCACAAAAGGAGCTCGGAATCATACCCCGTTTCAGGGGATGCTTAGTCTGTCGCAAGGTGGTATGTTCGGGAAATATTATCGGTGAGGCGCCCTTATGGAAGAATCTTTGAACCCGGACTTCTGGTGGAGTATTGGGCTTTCCGTAACGGTTGCTGTCGCGGCCGCTGCAAGAAAAAAGGTAAAGCACCCGGACGAATTCAGGCAGATGAGCTGGATGGATTGGTGTGGGCATTTCGCCCTGGCCGGGATAGGCGTCATCTTCTTGGGCGGGTTTATCGGTATTGAGATGGTGATGGCAGCTGGCGTTTTCCTCGTCTGCGCCCTCTACCCGATAGCCATCCTTGGCCTCATCGGGCGCCTTGATCAGTTTATCGTCGAGGCCGCCAGGCTTTTCCGAAAGCGCTAATCCTCACTCTCGTTATACCGTTTATTGAACTGGTCAATGGCCCGCTTCATCTGTTTCTCAATGTGCTGCAGGCGCTTGTCCGTTTCGGCGGCTGAAAGATCCATAGCCTCAACCCGGTCACGCTGGGCGCGCAGGAGCTTCAATCGCTTCTCTACCGATTCCATGGTCCCTTTCAGGCGAATCTTGTCGCGGTACTCTTTGACGAATTCAACCCTCTCACGGCCGCGCAGATTATCGCGCTCGTCCGCCAGTTGGTTGATTTCGTCCCGGCGGTCATAGAACTTCGATTCATCATCAAAGCGCAACACCTTTCCGTGCAACTTCCGGTAGAACGGAATTTCCCGGTCCTCGAGCTCGACGCCTTGCGCCCATTTCAGTGCAGCGTTCGGGGCTCTGCTTGTAAAGAAGTTGTACGCACCGCCTCCGTAATAACCAACCAAAAAATGCATAACATCCGGGCTGAAGTCCATTGCTCCGCTGCGAAATGCGCTCCCGCCTGTCGCCTCGTTGATCGTCTCTGCCAGCGATTTGTACACTTCTGGCGTGCTGCGGAACGACAGCGCGCTGTCTGGTTTTGGAGTGGAGTAAGCCGGACTCCTTCGGTAAATTGGCCCTCCCATAAAGTTCTCGTTCATCATGATACTCGCGCCAGGGCGCAAGATCGTAGGGGTGATGTTTTTGAAAAGGATGCCGTAGACTTCCTCGGATTGCTCGAAACCAATCGGCGAGAAGCTGCCCAGGCCTGCCAACACAATATTGCTGGCGATGTCGCCCGCCGGCTTATCGCTGGCCAGCATATGCTCCATGCCAGTACCGATCACCGGGAAAATGTTGTACCCATACGGCAGCGGGATCGTCCAGTATTCCCCGGGCTCGCCGCCAACCAGGGATTTCATAATGACGATGTTCCGCTCTTTGACGTAATCGGGCACCTTGTCCCACCAGTTCACGCCATCGTCATCATCGCCGGCCACCAGGCGATTCAGGGCTGACAGCATGAAGCCGCCAACCGCCATGCCGGCGGCAATCTTCTGAGCGGTGTTAAGGCGACGCCAGACCGGATCACCCTTCACGCCGTTCAGTCGGCCCAGAGTGCGCACGAAGTTGGCCGTACCCTGCACCGATGCGTTGGCGAACATATACAGGGCGTTCATCATCGTGCCCAGCTCGCCCTTGCGGTTGAAGTTTACGGTCATGTTCTTGGCGAGGGAGGCGGCCTTGGCCCGGGGAATGCCAGCCTCGATCGCATTCACGTAAGCGGACAGGCGAACGCCGTTCTCGATGGCCGAGTTGGTGTTTTCAACCCAGTCGGTAATGGCGTTGAAGCCGCGGCGCAGACCTCGCAGACTGAGCGTGCGCCCGCCCGCCATGGAAATCATGGTCTCCAGATCCTTCATCTGGCCATCCACGTCTTTCATGTCGAACCAGCCGGTCTTCGCACCATCCTTCCTGAATTGGTCGAAATGCCGCTGCCAATCGCCAGCCCTTCCGTTCAGGGGCTTACCTTTCAGGCTGGCATTGATTGCCCGGATGGCTGTCGGCACTGACTTCAGGGTTTTGGCGGCAATGCGCTCACCGCGAACCTTGCCATCGTCAGCAGACTGCTCGGAGGTCAGGTTGAGCAGCGCGGTCTGAATGTCCCGCGAGAAGTTAGAAATCACGAACTCGGGGTTATAGCTGGTGTTCAGCGAGGACATCAGCCGGGTAACCATGCTCAGCGAGCGCACCAACAGGCCGTTATTCTCAGGGCCGATGTTACGCATGGCATTCATCAACCGCTGATCCTGCAGTTTGATGTAGTAGGTTTCGCCGTTCACCTTCGTGGTGAAATACCGGTCACTCATCATGGCCATGGGCACGGTCTGTTCTTCCACGCGCACCACGGTTTTCCCGGTCGTCGGATCAACCCGCTTGACCGCCTTGCGCTCTACCTCGGGATTTTCGGCCGTATAGACGCGCCAGTATCCATCGTTCGGATACGACTGCACCAGGCTCAGGAATGCATTGCCCACTTCGTTCTTACGCTGGCGCAGCACCGCCTCTGACAGATCGCTGATCGCGTTGGCGACGGGGGATGATGCCTTGCTCTTGCGGCCACCGGCCATCTGAGACTCTTTGCCAGCGATGGCGAAGCCCTTGCCGATTTTTGGCATGGCCTCCTGCTTTTCGTCGGCAGCCCAGCCTTTGAGTGGCACGTAATGACGGTACGATGCTTCCCAGGCGCCCAGCGTTTCTTCGTCCAGTAGACCGGCGTCCTTCAGGATTTTCCGGCGACGCTCGAGCATTTGATAGACGGAATCCGCCAACTCCTGGAACTGGTCGAGCTTGCCAGACTTCTCAACCTGATCGATAACCGCGGCTGCCTCGGCATTGGTCATGCCTGAGCCGCCATCCGGGAACTGATCGTTACGCTGGGCGATAACCCGGTTTCGCTCAGGAGCGTGCTTGGCGTACAGGAACTCGTCGAGCTGGGCCAGAGAAACGTCATATTCCGACATCTTCTCGGCCAGCGGCTGAATCATGTTTTCCTGAATCAGCCGAATGTCGTTCTCCACTTTCCCGTGGAACAATTCTTCAGCCAGATAGGCATCGGCATCTTCTTGGATTTCGCCGAACCGGTCTGTGATGTTTTGCTGAACGCCTTTGAGGACGGTGAACTTGTCGGCAATCTTGCTGATCATCTTCCGCAGCAGCGTATCGCTGGGAGCGCCAAATGGTTCAGGGTCAAGATCAGGGACATCGTCGCGACTGAAGCGTGCGCCGGGAGGGACTACGCCTTGGCTGTCTTCCTGGCCATCATTTTGCTGATCATTGTCCGCGACGCTTGCCGCAGTGATCCGATCTCGGATGGCGTCAAGTGATACGGCTTTTCTGAAATGCCCCGCTTCGCCTTGGGTGAGCGAGTCGATGCCGTAGCCGAATTCTTGGTGGAGGTATTCATCAAGCGGTTCTCCGTGTTTACGCCACAAATCCTGACGCATTTTCTCGGTAAGCGCAAGCTGTCCCTCTTTCTGGAATCCGGTCAGAGTCGTGGCGCCTACCACGCTGCCGCCATTGGCCTCGATATGACCTCTCAAGCCGGCAAGAGTCCCGCCCATAGTCATGGTGTCGTCTACGACCAGGTAATCTTTACCGGCCTCAACCGGGCCATCAAAAGCGGAATGGTTCGCCAAACGGTAGTCTGCGCCAGTTCCGGTTCGCTTCGCCCGAACCGATTGAACAATATCGCCGTAAACCTCAAGCCCAAGTTCATGGGCGATTTTTACAGCATAGGCTGCAGGAATCGCGTTGTGCCCGCTGGCTTCTTCGGCCATCACCGGCACAAGTGCTGGCTTGCGATCCCCGATCATTGCACGGATCCGCCCGATGGCTTCATCTGTCACCAGATCATCCACCAAATCCATTGCCGCATCGGCATCACCGGACTTTGCAGCCTTGTACTGAGGGTGCTTCTCAGCTGAACCAAGCGCAGAGGCAAAAGGCACCTTCGGGAAATCGGCAGGCCATGGCGCCCGATCACTGCCGGCCTTTCCGGCTTTGGAGAATTTTGACGCGACCACGGGCGCCCCCTCGGCGCTTGAATCTGTTTCGAATCCCCCATTCTCTACAGTGCGCCTGGCTCGACGCAACAGGTCCACAATATCCTCGACCGTAAATTCAATGGTAAACCCGAGCTTGCGCAGCCCTCTGCGGATAATGGCAACAGCTCGCTCAACCAGTGTCTGCCCCCGGTTCTGTTCGGCCAGATGGGCAATCAGTTCCTCGGCGATTTCGTGGCGATGCTCTTTGTTGTTGGCATCAAAGGACCCATCCGGGAAGTACCGGCGGATAATGAAATCAGCGCGGGTTTTGCCGCCATGGGCAGCCCAGATCTGATTCAGTACTGGTTCCAGATCCTTACCAAGCATCTTGCGCAGGCCGTAATGGCCGACCACCTCATGCAGTAACACCTGCTCCATGCGCATCCGATCAGGAATGCGAGAGGCCAGGAGATACGCGGTGTCATTCCAGAAGACGCCGCGCATATTGTGCTCGGCGCCTTTGGCCAGAATGATTGCTTGCAGCGCTGGAGGAAACTGGCCGATGTCATTTCGAATAATTACATCTGGCGCGCCCTTCCAGCCCTTCATCAACTGGCCGCTGATCTGCCTGGCCTCATCAACCGTCAGGGCGTCGTCCATGAACCCTGGCGTTCGGCGGTAGCTTTCGCGGGATAGCATCGCCTGTTTCCCGGACTCATCGGTGCCTTGATCGTTGGCCGCAGAATCCTGCGCAACCGCCTTGCCCTTGGCCTCGGTAAGCGTCTCCCCGGATGCGTAATTATCGCCCTTGTCTCGGGCTGCATCATTGGCGAACACGGCGAACAACTTGGTTCTGATGCCGCCATTGGTAAACGACAGGTCGGCAATGATCTGGCCGTCATCAGAGCGCCATAACCGCTTGCCATCTTTCTTCCAGCTTAGGGATGGTGCGTCAGAGTTCTCGGTTTGCTCTGAGGCACGCCCTTCGCCCTGTCCCTCTCTGAACGCCGCTTCTCGGTCGGATTGCGGGAAGATGGCCTTCATTTCCGGGCCGTAAATCTCGCGTCCGGTCGCTTCTTTTACCCGTTTCATAACGCCAAGGTTGCGATTCCCTACGGCGCCATAGTCCACATCCGGATACTCTCGGCCAATCTGGCGCCACACTTCAGCAAGCGCTTTCCGGTCTTCGGTGGCGGCGCCCTGGTTAACGGGTGCGTTATCTGGCACTTTGGCGGCTGCTTTCTTCCGCGCCTTCGTGGCCGGGATCGCCTTCGCCTTCTCGGGCTGCAACGGCTTTTTCGTATCACCGTTTTTCAGCCAGTCTTTGAACTCGTCCATGGAAAGGCGTTTGACGGGGCCGACTTTCCAGCCCTTGTCGTAATTGTCGCGATACCCTTTCCTGGCCTCTGCCTGATTCTTGAAGCCAAGCAGCACCTTGTGTTCGTCAAAGGTGCCGTCAGCGTTCTGCTGATCAACAACGAACACCCGGTCACTTTCTGGGTCGGGGCCAATGAACACGTCCACGTGATCGCCATCTGCACCCTCGGTTCGGTTCAGGTAACCATAATGGTGGGCCATGGTGTTTTCCCACCGATTGCCATTCGGGTCAGTTCCGGACCGCGTGGAGCCTTTCGGGTTCTCAATGGCAATATCAAGCCCATGGACTTTAACGCGCCCCTTCTTGTAGTTCCCCGCCTCTTTCTGCGCCTCGGTTGGCTCAATATTGGTATCAGACGCCGCCACATCCACCGCCTCGGCAGGAGTCAGTTCTTGCGGCTGCACAGCCTCCGGAGTTGCGACAACGGGCGCGGCCTCAGTCTGCATCTGGGGGGTAGATTCTGCGGTTTGCTGATTGATGCTGGCAAGATGCTCCGAGATCGGTACCGCCTCGTACTTCGACTCATTCAGGGCTGCAACCGTATTCCGCTCAAATGTCTCAGCGATTACTTCCCCGGTTTCCTTATTCCGGATAACCCAGCTGGCCTGCTTTCCTGTCGCATCTGTGGATTCTGGAACAGCGGGCTCCTGAGCAGGCTCCGGCGCCACGCTCTCGTCAGCAACTACTTCCTCTGCAGTCGGGGCCGGCTCCGAAAGGAAATCCTCGGCACTTTGCACGACCTGAGAATCTGAGCCTTGCGCTTCCGGGGCTGTCGATTCCTGTTCGACAATCTCACCTTCCGGGCGCGTGCCATCCCTAAAGATATTGGTTTGATTATCGGCCCACTCAGGGCGCCCCGGGTAATCCGTCGAGGGAGCGTTGTCGTCAGATGGCAGTACATCACCTTCTGACTCGGATGCTGCAGCTGGCTCGTCTACCACCTCATCATTGAGGATGGGCGGCGCGACTTCATCCGGAGCGGCCTCACCCTGGCGACGATTACGGACCTCGTTCACGGCTGCACCAGCCGTGCCGGCGGTTGTGCCGTATACGCCACCGGCTACGGCGCCAGCAGCGCCACGGTCCAGCGCTTCCCATACCGACATAGCGGCATCGGTGCCCAGCTTTTCGCCCAGATATTCAATGATGCCTTCTTGCAGAAATTCGGTGCCAGCCTCTTTCGCCCCAGCCTTCGCGCCCTCTTTGGCCATTTTACCAATGCCGGCTTTGAGCGCTTCCTTGCCCAGCGTTTCGGCGCCGGCCTGAGTAATCCCAGATGCACCCATTCGCTCCAGAATGGCAGAACCCAGCGCGAACGGAGCAGCCTCGGCCACATCCACCAGCTCGGCGCCTTCCTTGCCCTTATTGCGGGCGCGTTCCTCGCCGATCTCCCCGGACCGGGCCATGACATACCCGGGCAGGTTCGCCATGGCGGCAAACATATCCGGGATGGACTTCACGCCCTGTTCGGCGCCATATGCCAGAACCTCGCCCCACGCACTACCGCTGAGCGCGCCACCTTCGCCGAACTCCTGCTTGACGCTTTCCCAGGTGTGTTCGGGCACGTACCCGGCGTCGAAGTTAGCCCAGTAATCGGCAGCGGCTTTCAGGGGCTCGTCGCCACCTTGCTCGGCTCGCCACCGCTGGTATTCCTTGGGGTTCTTGTAATCCGGGATCAAGCCATCTTCCCAGACCAGACCACCCAACGGGTATTCCTGTTCCGCCTGCTCTGCCATGGCATTACCGGCTGTGAACAACCCGCCCAGCAGCTGGCCACCACGCTCAACCGCACCGCGCCCCATGTTCATGGATGGTGCAGGCTCTGTGGATGTGGTGGCAGGCTCAGGGTCTGACGCCGTCAAAAAGGCCTCGGCAGATCCGAGCTTTTGCACCGGCTCGTTATCCGTGGATTCTTCCAGGAAGGCTTCTGCGCGCATTATTCAAACCCCAGGTTCTGGAGAGCGGAAACGGCTTGTTCCTTGCTGATCTTGCCTGCACGGAAATCAGCCCGGATCTGTTCAGCGTTTTTCGTCACCGTTTGCGCCTTGGCCTCGGTCGGCGGCGTACCATCACGGTTCACGCGCCCCGCGTAGCTGCCATCCTCGCGGGCAACAGCGGAGCCATCAGGCGGCAGCACTTCGGATTCAGCGCCGGTAAGCTCGAGTCCTCGGGCCTGATCTTGTTGTTGCGGCTGATCGCCGGTACCGCGAGTGCGGGCCTTGATCATGGCCAGGGTGTCGATGGCTTGCTCTCGCAACTGGTCTGGCGAACGGTAGCCCTCATCACCCGGGAAGATGCCCGAGGATTCCTGGAACTTCATTTCTTGCGTCACAAAATCATTCACGAAGCGGGCCGGGTCGGTCCGGCTCTCGTTTACGCGATTGAATGCAACGTCAAGATTCGGAGCCAGCCCGTTCTCAACCATCCATTCAGCGGTCTGCACATCGGCAGGCGCTTTTCCTGATCCTCGCCCGCCACGCTGTTCAGGCGTTCGGAAGTCACCCATGGCCTCGCCAGTTTCTGGGTTGACCAACTGGCCATTGATGTTGATGCCCTTGGTTTTCGTCGGCGTCTTGCCCGTCAGAGCGGACAATACCTTGGTCGCGGTCGCCTGCGCTTCGGGCGTGCGGAAGGCATTACGCAGCATCCGGTACCCCTGAACCTGATTTACCAGGGCCTCGACCGGCGTTTGCAGAACCTCGTCGTCACCTTCAACGCCCCGGTTTTTGGTCATGGGTGCGCTGTACTTGGTGCCGTCTTCCTTCTCGATTTCCAGATCCAGCGCAACGGTGCCCCGCTCCTGACCGGGATACAGGCCGGCAATGCGCTTACGGCCGCCCTCACCCCGGTTAATGCGATGACTCCACAACTGGTTCATAGCCTCGATCGCTTCCGGGTCATTCGGCCCCATCGGGCTCTCTGGATCGATCACCGACTGCGCCACTTCAATGGATTTATCCGTGCGGGGGTCCAGGGCTGGCCAGAACTGCGGGTGCTCTTTCAGCCAGCCGAATTCATCCTCGGTCGGCTCAACGCCTTGCGCAATCTTGCCAAGCACAAAGGTGGCTTTCTCTTTGGCTTGTTCTGCGCCATACCGCTCCTTCTGCATGTCAAAGGCTTCTTCCTGAAGCCCCAGCCGCTTGTCCGCCCGTTCGTTCTGAGCCTGCCGGTTGTAATAGGTGTCCATGAGGCCGAAGCCCTGCATGGCACCATCCACAAATCCGCGTGTATCCAGTCCAGCCATGAGGCCCCCTTAAAAAATCTCAGAAAGAACGTAACCGGCACCGGCGCCAATGAATGCGCCCACCGGGCCACCGGCCATCATGCCGATAGCTGCCCCGGCGCCAATACCGCTCATGGTCTGCTGACGGTCGGCCTGCTTCATAGCTTCCTCGGCGCGCCTCTGCTGGCGCTGCTGTCCTGCCAGGTCGCCCAGCCCCTGCATAGCCTCGCCTTCCATTTGCTTGCCAAGCTGTAGAAGTCCGTAGCTCATTGGTTCATCACTCTGTCAGGAATATTGGAGAGCCCCATGCCGCCAGCCAGGATGGCCTGCTGACGATCCAGTGCGGAAATTCGTGCCTCATTACCAGCGCTGACCGTGGCTGCGCTGCGCCCGATCTTCATGGCGCGGTCCTGGGCTTCAAGTTGCGCGGGTGTTAGAGCCACGCCATACCGCTGCCGGTTCTGGTTGTTGACCGTCTCGGCGGAATCAAAAGCCAGGCCCACCGCATCCTTTGCTTGGGTGGCGGCATTGAGCGCTGCATTCGGGTCAGTGGCCTCGGCAGCCAGTTGCTCAACGCGCGGGAGATACCGCGCTTTCCAGTCTTCCCATTGCGCCCGGCTCAGTTGGCCGAGCAGTGTTGAGGCGCCCTGCTTGCCAGAGAACGCCTGCCCCGGATCGACAAGCATCAGTAACCTCCTGCGTAGTCGTAGAACCCGCCGGCACTGTCATCCAGACCGAAGTTATTGGGTGAGGTATCAAGCCCGGTAGGCGCCTTATAGCCGGCATCTGCAGCGGGCTTGAACCAGTCATTCTGCATACCGTACCGCGCCCCTGCCCCGGCCACCGTGCCAATCAGCTGCAGGTTGGCTGAGCGACGATTGAATTTCTGTGTCGCCTCGCTGATGGCATCCGAAGCCGATTCTTGCGCAAGGCCAGAGAGTCCTGCCTGTGCGCGGCCAGATTGCCCTTGGCCAATGGCGACCACGTTCTGCAGGCCGAGAATCTTCTGGTTGTCCTGCTCAAACTGCGCCCGGCCCAGCGTCTCGCCGCCGCTGTCCGCCACATCCAGCGCCAGCCCGGTCATTTCGCCCTGAAAGCGTCCGCTGCTGGGATCAATGCCAGCCTTCGCCATGCCCTTGGCATATCCGCCCTGAGCATCCCCAAGCGCCTGGGTTTGCGCCTGCATGGTGCGCCCGCGGATATAGGACATGTTCTGTTCGGAATCCATCTGTTCCACGGAAGCCATGTATTTGTCTTCCAGGGGCGCCAGTTTCTCCTGCGCCAGATTCCATTTCTCGGCCGCCACCTGAGCCAGATATTTCTGCTCCGGCGTGTCCTTGATGTCGTTGTCGCCGCCGCCTTTGCTCATGTCAGTCTCCTGATATACCGCTGGCCATTGCGTTGCCAGTCACGAAAAACGCGCCGGTACCCCGGGCGGTCAGATTCAAATTCAAGATGATGCGCGCCAATGTCCCGGGCCAGTGCCTCGATAGCGGGCAGATACTTCGGGATGGCGTTGCCGCCTTCGGCGTAGGCGGCCCAGATCAGCACGCGAGGGGTTTGGTCGTGGATGGGTAGAAGGATGAAAAAGCCCACCGGGATAAGGAACAGGAAAGCTTCACGGCGCTCAAGGCGAGCGCGCACAAGATCCGGGCTCAGATCGGGCGCCGCCTTTTGTCGGACAATCTCAAGCCCTGGCAGCAGCGATTCCCAGACGCCAGCAATAGAGGCCGCCGGAATGGGCGTCACGCTCGGGCGTTGTTGGCTTGCGGCTGACTGCATTCATCCTGCCCTACAATCGTATTGTCTGACGCAATTCTACCATCCTCTGTCTGGGTAAGCACCCAAACTGCATACACCACATCGGACCGGAAACTGGATTTACAGTGGTCGTCCTGCCAGAAGAACAGGCGGTTGATCGCCTTTCTGGCCGTGCGCCAGCGGGGCAGATCCTGATTAAGATGACACCGGGCCGATACGGTCATATCAGGGTTGCCTTTCAGCAGCCAGCAGTTGAGCCCCTGAGAAATCCACGTAGCAATACCGCCAAACCAGTCGCGCATGGTTTATTCCTCAAGCCAGAATGAAAGGTCAGCCAGCTGTGCCGGTGTCGGCGCTGGGCTCATTTGCCGGAACTGCTCGGCTTTCACATGGAGGATGGCGCCACGGGCGGCGCGGTTGGTTTTCACCTCGGCGTACACCTGCTCAAGCTCGACCTTGGTGAGTTGAATGAATGTGTTGTCTGCCCGCTTCCAGGTAAGCTTCCCTTCCTGCAGCGTGGGCAGGCTGTCAAACAGCTCGATGGAGCCTGCCATTCTGGCATCGCTGCGCTCGTCGCAATCGAAGTTGCCAAAGGTGGTATCCACCGGCGCGGTTTCGTGGGTATCGCGCCAGTGCTTGATCTGCGCCCACGTTGCCGGACGGTTATCCGAATTAAGCTGCAGCAACCGCTTCAATGGCCACCTCCTCATCCAGGTAGGGGATAGCTGAGAATCGTAGGGTGTAGGTGCCTGGCAGGTCCACGGAAAGCCGCACTTCGCCGTCATTCACTTCATCAGCCTGACCATCCGGCCACTCAACGCTGGTGCCCGTCGGGACGTTGCCGATCACGCACTCGTCTACACCGTCGGCGGCAATCTGTGGGTTGGTCATTTGCAGGTTGAACGGTTGCTTCGGCAAAACTTCGCCGGCTGCTATGTAGCTGTTAGAGTCTGTAACAGTTTCAGGGACTTCGATTGCAGGACGTTCAGTTGTGCCTTGCAGCTTCCCCATGCTTTTAGGGCAAGACACTATTCCTGTTATAAGTCCCCTGGAATCATATACCGCAAAATGGCTTATCATCTTTTTGCTCCAATTACAGCAATACTGCCGACAACGCTCATGGACGAGCCGTTTATCTGTCGTGCCTGAATTGCTACAGAGAAAACGCCTTTAGGCAAAGAAACATAAGCAGATATTGGCGCAATATCTGATGCCTGCATGGTCTCGACAGGAGTACCGTTCACGACGGCGCGAGCTTCTACTGTTATGGTGGATTGGCCAAAAGCACTAGTTACTCTGACAAACCCCGTAAGAATTCCACCTATTGCGTCATCTGTGTTGTTGTTAAAGTTAAAGGAAGCCACAGTAGTAAAGGGCGAGCCAATAGCCAGAGGCTGCTGTCTTCGAGCGCCTGCAGGGATTGTCACTGCCTCTCCTTTGATCTGCAGCGTATCGACGTAAGCATCACCGGTGTAGATCTTGTTGCCGTTGATCAGGGTGGTGCCAGGCCGCACCCAGTCCTTTGCAATCGACCCCACCGAGGCCGTGTATGGGTCTTCCCCACCGCCACCGGAACCGTATAGCTCCCACTCATACCCATGGTTTCCCGTATTGACCGTGTTCCCGTTCATCCACACTCGGACATAGCGAGCAAACTTGCCGACAGGAACAATGGTCGGAAACTCGTATCCGGACAGGTAGCCACCTGTCGGAGAGCGCGACCAGACAAACCCAGTCGCATTACCACCGTCAGTGGGTCCTGATCCAATAACGTATTCCCATGACACCCCGTCTGTAGAAATGGCGATCGCATAACGATACCTTCGACCATCCAAGGCGTAGAAAAACATCCTGTTTTCACTTACATACCGCTCAGACCCCAAGTCCGCCTGAAGATACTGGATACCAGCGACAAGCTCCCAATAGTCTCCAGAAATTGATCGAACGCCGTCTGTTAGATAGTTCAGGTTCGAAACCGAAGACGACGCGGATATGGCAGCGCCGTTTCGCAGGAAATTGCCTGGACGGAAGTTGCTATACTGAGGGACCCCGCCAATCTGAACCTGATCGGAAATGTAGCCCGTTTCCATTTCCACGTGGCCGCGAACGGTCACATCGCTGAACTCGGCAGATCCACTCTTGGTGACCCGCCAGCCTCTCTCGCCAGCCAGGTAGTTTGTGGATCGAATGACATCGGCGATGTTCAGTTCCCAGATATCGGCTATGTCGATCTTGGCACCATTAATGGTGGCATCTTTAATCTTGGCGCCCGTAATGACCGCATTCTTGATCATTGCGTTGGTAATCGTGGCGTCGGGAATGTACGCCGGAACGTTGATCGCAAACCGGCGCTGACCTTCCACGGTCGCGTAACCAAACACAAACTGCGTATTCCGCAGTGCGGCCATGCTGGCGTAATTGGTATTGGGGTTGAATGCGGTAATGGACTGTCCCGGGTCGATGAAATACACCGAATCCGAAGCCACCACAAAACTGGTCACGCCGTTATTGTTGGCCAGCCCAATGCCGGCCACGCGGCCATTTACGTCCAGCTTGACGGTGTACTGCGCACTCAGCACCGCCACATCGTCCGCAATGCCCTGCACGGCAGACACTTCCGCCTTGGTCTGAATGGCGGCAGTGTTGCCGTTAACAGTGGCTTCCAGCTGGGTTAGGTTTTGGGCGGTGGCCGTTACCTCCCCCTCCACGTCTTCCACGCGAGTGGTCAGGCTGTTAATCGCTGCCGCATTGCCATCCACATCCAGGTTCTGCACGTCGTTTTGCAACTGGGTGATGGCGCTGCCTTGGCTGCTGATCGTACCTTCCGCGCTAGTCACCCGGTTATCCAGTAGGCTCAACGCACCGGCGTTGGCAGTTACCTCGCCATCCAAAGCGCTCAGGTCGTCCGACAAATTAGTTAGCGCCGTACTTTGTGAGCTAATTGCCCCTTCGGCGCTGGTCACTCGGGTCTGCAACGAGCTGATCGCGCCGCTGTTCAGGGTAATGTCACCCTCAGCAATCGTCAGACTGTTTTGCAACTGGGTAATGTCGGTCGATTGCGACGAAACCACGCCATCCAGGTCGCTGACTTCGGTTTGTAGCGAGTTAATAGCGTCGGCGTTGCTCGTTACGTTGCCGTTGGTGGTAGTCAGGCTGTTGTTCAAAGTCGTAATGTCGCCGGACAAACTGACGATGCCGTTCTCGGTCGCCGTCACTCGGGTGCCCAGCGAGCTGATCGCGTTGGCATTGCCGGTTATATTGCCTTCCGCCGTGCTCAAGTCGGACTGCAGCAGCGTAATGTCGCCCGCCTGAGAAATCAGCTCACCTTCGGCGGCGGTTACGCGCACGTCCAGCGAGTTGACCGCCGAAGCGTTGGCCGACACTGCATCGGCAATGCTCTGGTAATCTGGCTGCGGGCTGTAATAGGTGGCGTTCGGCGGGGTGGCGTTCGGTGGGGTCTGCGCGGCAATAACCTCATACACCACGCTGTCGTATCGGAACAGGTTGCCCACAGTGTAGCTGGCGTTGGCGTCGAACGGGCCAATGTTAATGTCGTTCAGGGTGGCTTGCAGGGCGCTGATCTGCCCGGCTTGCGCCGAAATATCGCCCTCGTTCGCCAGCACGCGGGTATCCAGGCCGCTGATCGCATTGGCGTTGGCGATCAGATCGCCGTTTACTGTTATCAGCGTGGCTTGCAGGCTGGTAATGTCCTGCTCGTGGTCAGCCAGCGTGCCCTCGGCGGTATCAATTCGGGGGCCATAGTTATCCAGAATGTCCTGCATGGACGGAATCTGAATGGCGTGATTACCAACGGTATCCTCAAGGGTCGGGATACGGAGGCCGTGATCGTCAATCGTATTCTGAATCGTCGGAATTGACTGAATCGGCGTCAGCAGATCGTTGGCCAACTCGCTCTCACTGATCTGCCCTTCAATCTGCTCAATGATGTATTCGGGCGTGAGAATGGTGGTGACCGACGTGCCGGCGGTGTCGTTTACCGGCCCCTCAACATCGCTCGTTGAGGTGAACGAAATCCAGTAGTAATAGGTTTTCTGGCTGGCGTCGGCGCGCACGTTGTCAATGTAAAACATGCCCGGCTCTTGGCCGATGCGCTCAGCGTTAGCGAAGTTGTCCGACTCTGCCCGGTAGATATTGGTCAGGGCGTGGTTGCTGTAGAGGCGCTGCGGTGTCTCCCAGGTCAGGAACACCTCACCGTCAAAGGCAGCCACCGCCTCAAAGCCCACTGGTTTTGGGGGTGTGGACAGATCGGGTGCGCCGGTACCGGGTTGCAAAGCGCCAGGGTTTGACGGCGGCAAACCGTTACGCAAACGGCCAATGCCGCTGTCCAGAAGATCCCGCAGCGTCAGCTTCCGGTCCAGTGGGTCACCGCGAACGCCCTCGCCGGTTTCAATGATCTCGGCAATGGCAGACACCAGCGGGCGCAGTTCGGCCGATACCTTGGGCGAAACCGGCGGCAGAGTGCGGCGGCGCTTCGTCGTCATTACACAAGCTCCACGGGGCTGGTGGCTAGTTGCACAGAACGGATTTCAGCGGTGGCCTGCAACTCGATTTCCCACTCTCGATGCAGCGAGAAACCGGCAGGCATTCGGAACATGGCAGCGGACGGAATGGCGAAATCCAGCACGGTCTGGCTGTCCGCATACACCAGCAGGCGCACCGGGTAGCTGTCGGCAATGACCTGTCCGCACGTAAAGGCAGCAGAGCCCGGCGGCAACTCATGCACGCGAGAGCGCCAGGTGTAGGTCAGCGGTGTGCCTTTGTCCCATTGCGCGATATTTGCGCCCTGAATCAGATACAGGATGTCCTCGGCGATGTCGTAATAGCCGCCATCGGCCTGCACATCGAAGAACTCAATGCCCACGCCCGGCGTGAATCGGAACGAACCCCCGCTGTAAAAGCCAAGGTACGCCCCGTCATACCGGTAGCCGTGGATGGTTTCGGGGTTCAGGGCCTGCCACTGATCGCGGGTGAGTGTATTGGCGGTAATCACCTGAGCCTCGGCGCCACCAATGGCTACCAGGCCGTCATAGCCGGCATAGATGGCGTACCCGCCCATATCCACCATGGAGCGCTTGGCAATGCACGGCTGGTTAACGTCCAGTTCCATCTGTGCCATGGCCTCCGGGGATGAACCGGTTACCAGCCAGGGCTGGCCGGTCGTGGTCACCACAAGCCCGCCGCTCACGGCAGCAATGGCAACAATCGGATCTGCAAAAGCGAGTTGGTAGCTGACCGGCCATGCGTGCGGCAAGTACGGTTCACTGAAGGCGAGTGTGTTGCCAAAGAAACCGGCGAGGATGCCGCCAGGCAACGCCGTGAGGCCGGTCATGTTCGGGTCCGGGCCATCCCAGAGCGTGCTGGCCAGTGTGAGGCCCAGCGCTTCAGACAGGACGTTATCGGTGTATGTCGCCGTGGCAGCGGTCAACTCGGCCACCAACTGGTACAGGCCGCCGCTTTCCACGCGATACAGACGTTTCTTGGTGATGTTGTAATCGCCCGCCGGTACCGAGGGCAGCGTAATATCCAGGTGACCATTCGCGGGTGCGCCACTGACAGCATCCCAGCGCAGCGCGGTACCGGACGGATCCGAAGGCGGGCCTTCTTCGCCGTACTCGGTCACCATGGTGACCACGTAACTGACCTCAACTGCGGTATCAGGTACCTCGGTACGACCAGACGGCACGGCGATGACCGGTGAGGATTGTGGTGCGGGCACGCCCAATTCGTACCAGTCGGACGGATATGGGCCTGCCCCGCCGGTTGCAATGGCAATCGTGCTCATCTTCGGGGAGTCCTGCCCGGTCCAGTACACCCGGGCATAGGCATCGTTCGCAACCGGTGAGCGCACAACGTCAATATCGTACTGACTGCCCCAAGAGAACCAGAAGCCGGCACCGGCGTTACCCTGGTCGTATCGCCACAGATTCGCGGGATTGATGGTTGCGGGGAGTTGATCGGCAATCAGGGTGTCGCGCTGGGGGCGAAGGGTGCCGCGCCGCAAATCCAGATTGCGGGCAATCTGCGCGTTGTTTTCCGGCAATAGCCGGGCATCGAGGATCGGCAGTTCACCTCGGAATGCTGCGTGCTGGAGCTTCATGCGCGGATCTCGTCAGAGAAAGGGGCGGGGTCGAACACGGGCGCCACCACGGGCGTGACCGTGACTGGCTGCCTGCTTGGCGTCGTGAATGCCGGACAGATATTGCGTGTGGTAGTAGGCCGCCATGCCCGGATCTTTCCAGGGCTGCGGCATCATCAGCAGGCGCCAGCGGGCGCCGTCACCGATAGGGTCTGCCCAGTTGTTCAGCAGGGCTTCGGCCAGCGGGTCCGTGGTCGTCGGGCGACAGGCCAGCTCCCCGGTCAGGTTGTCCCGGTCCGGCTTGCGCAGCATTTCAATGCGGCCAGGGTCGGGCTGCACGTAATCCACGCCCAGACGCAGCACGCGATCCCCGGCTTTCAGGGAGCGAATGCGCAACGGCTCGGCATCCTCCGGCACGATCAGTTGCGGGTAGTTGCTGCGGGCCGCCACCACCACGTAGCCGCGGTGAATCCAGGCATCTGCCTCCTGGCAGAATTCCCGGGCCATGCGCTTGATCTGGTCGCGCACGGTCGCTCGGGGCGCTTCCGGAATGTCCAGCAGCACCTGATCAATCAGCTCATCCTGCGTCATGCATTACCTCCCGGGGGATTGGCTGAGGTGTCCGGACTGTTGGGCGAGGCCATCTGATCGGATTGCGCCTTGCCGGTGATCTGGGACAGATACTGATTGAGGTGCAGTTGCGCCCGGTTCAGGTTGGCGCCCGTCTGCGCGTCCTTGCTGAACGCGCGGTACAGCATGTAATCCACGGCAGCCGGCACATAGGCCGCATCCAGCCTGAAAGGCTCCTGACCGAACGCGCTGTAATCCTGCGCGACATCGTGCGACTCGGGCACCTTGGCGTACAGGATCTCAACCGCCGCACCCACCGCCGCCGGCGGATACACGTAGAAATGGCGCGGGTCCAACTCATCGAACACGAAGCGCTCAATCTCCGTGGTCGCTTCATCGCTGTGCCAGGTGCGCCGCACGGTATCCAGCTCCCGTCGCGTGGCCACGAACACGGGCGGCATCTTGCCAACGGTGTTGCGGATCACATCCAGCAGGCGCTCGCCGCCATCTGGAATGGTCTGTTTCGTGCCGGCAACCAGTTGCAGTTCCTCGTTGACCACGGAAACTGAAGGCTTGAGGGCCACCGCTGCCGCGTAAAACTCGTTGAGCCAGTCGCCCAGCTCTGCATTGGTCCAGCGAATACCCTCTGCGCCAATCTCTTGCAGAATGCGTTTCGCCCGATCAATGGGCGTTGCAACGGTGACAGCCATGGCTTACCCCACTTCTTCCATGTGGCTGTATTTCGCCATTTCCGGCGTCCAGGGAATCAAGCGGCCGGTGCGCTTGTTGCGCCCCAACTTGCCCTTGTAGCCAGTGGTTTCGGGCTGTTTCACGGGCTGCGGCTCAGGCGCTGGCGCTTGAGGTTCTTGCGGCTCGCTCGCGGGCTCTGGCTGGGTTTCAGTTTCAGTCTCGGCCTGCGGTTCGCCGGCTGGCTCGCCTGCCACTTCCGGCTCGGATGCAGGTTCGGGCTCGCCACCCTGTTCCTGTGCGTTCAGGCGATCTTCGGCATAGCCCAGCAACTTGGCACGAATCACCTCCTTGTTTTCGCGCTTGTCCACATTGATATCCAAGTGCTCAATGCCCAGCGCCTCCAGATCATCCTTGGTCCGGGCCTTGGTGATCTTGTCGATCAGTACCGTCATGTCCATTGGATTACTCCGTCAGGAACAAGAAAACCGCCCCGTAGGGCGGTTCTCAGGTGGGTTTAGCCGCGCTCGGCGTACAGGTGGCCGATGGCGTTCGGGTCGATGACTTTGCGGCCATAGACGTTCAGGCCACGGATCAGCTTGCCGAAGTCTTGCGGGTTCGGCAGCGTTTCCATGTTGGTCATCTGACTGGCGAAGGTCAGCGCCTTCTTGTGACCAAAGATCACGTTGGTGGCCGGACGGGTGGTGGTGCCATCAACAACTGTGTTCAGGTTGTTGGACACGTACACGGTGAAGCGATCCAGTTCGCCCACCTTGCCATTGCGGTAAACGCTGGTCGCGTCACCCATGGCGCTGGCGTCGCGCAGATCAGACTTCTTGAGCATGCCGTTCATCCACGCCGGGATGACGATGTACCGCCCGGTGTTCGGGCAGTTCTGCTCGTCCAGTGCCACGCCGGCATCAACAATCACATCCATGATGTTGGCCTTGGTGACGGCTACCGGCGCGCCGGCTTCGCCCAGGTTGATGGAGCCAGACTGGGCACCAGCAGCTGCACCGGCATTCTCCGGGGCCGCCTCGGTGTACGCGTAGGCGTTCACATCGGTGTCGATCTTGATGGACATTTGCTGACCACCATCGTCAGACCAGTTGTCCATCAGCTTGATGTCGGACTGGTAGGCGTCCACATCGTTGACCTCAAAGGCAAAGTACTTCGCCTGGTCAATCTGCAGCTCCACCTTGTCGGAAGTCGGCTTCTCGTAGTTGAGGCCGCCGCCGATCTCGTAGTCACGGATCGTGATGGACGGAGTGGTACGGATCTGCACGCTGTCACCCTGCTGCTTGATCTCGCCCTCGTACAGGCGTGTTACCCCAAGGGCTCTTTATCCCCTGGTTCTGCCGGTTCATTTCCCGACAGTTCGGACTATATCATCACCCAGCGCGGGAGCCGTGAGGCTTCCTTCCATCCGCATGCCGGCGAACATTCCTGTAATACTCTCGCGAGTAACAGGCTGTGCAGAGGCCTCCGCGCCTTTTTTCGTAGATCACGGAATTGCATTCTCTGCACTCGCCAACGGGTGTCTGGCACTCGTGGGAACGCATGTCTGATAGGTGGCTCAGTTTGTAGAGCATTGGTTCCGGGATGTATTCCTCAATTAAGCGACCGAACTTTTTGCTTTCTTCGGTGTTCGCTTCAATGAAGAATTGACTCCCGGGGCTGCAAGTTTTCTTGCAGCGCTTCTTGAAGGCAATTCCGTGATTTTCAATAAACCACTGTATTACCTGCTCCACCTCTTCTTCTGAGCACATCGTTGCAATGTTGGTAGCGACCGAGGTTACTCGTCCATCTTTGTTGGTGTTTCGCCTGGCATGACCATCATCCATGTACCAAATGGCAATGCCTTCAGGTGTAAGCATGTCAAGCACCTGACCAGAAAGGCGCTTTTGGCCTCCCGGGTACAGCCAGCGCTTGACCTGACCAAAGTACGGATGACTGACTCCGAACTGATACGCACTGTACCTGCCCCCCGGTCCATTCTTAACCTTGGTGACATTGATCTGCCTTCCGCCTAGCGCCCATCCTAAACGCTTGGCCTTCCACTCAACATAGAGCCTTTGGCTTTCACCGTGCAGAACCCTCATTGTGCGGGATTCGTAAGGATACTTGCCTTGCCCGAGTCGCTGACGGACCTGGATATGCCCGTCACCAAGCGCCATCCCAATGATGACGCCTCGCTTTTCGCTATTCATTGCAGCACCTATTTCGTGGCACTAAGGCCATGAGGTATGAAATGCGTCCCTAGTCTCTGAACCTTCCCAAGTCCGTTTGGGCTTGGCTGCTGATTCCCGTTTCAGGGTTCCAGCAATTCACCAGATTTTACACCGACCACGATTAATCGGTGTTGGCGATTTCGGCGTAGTAGGTGTGGGCGTACAGCTTTTCGACCAGCTTTCCGCTCCATACGGAGGGGATAAAGCCGGGGGTGCTGGTGCTGGAGTAATTCGGGTGCCCTGCGGCACGAGTTGGACCTGCCATGATAATTACCTCTCGGGATCGGGAACCGCGAGAAGGGGGCGGTTATCGAACGCGCCCCTCATTCAGTGCGGCAAAAATGTCGGCTTCCAGCCGCTCCCGCTCGCTCGCGCTGTATTTCCCGGCGGCCGCATCCTTGTAGAACTTCTTGATTTCCCCGTCCGTCCAGACCGTCTGCCCCTGTGGGGTCTCGGTCGCACGGCTGGTTTGGGGGTCTACTTGGTCGTCGGGAATGCGCGGCTTGGGAGCCGGCTGTTGTTTTTTGAAGTCGTTGAACACGGCGGCTACGCCGTCTGCATCCAGTGCCTGTTGCGCATCCGCCAGGGTTTGCTGGCGTTGCTTTCCGGTCTGCGAGTCAAACTGGGTCAGGAAGGCGTGGAAGGCCTGATCGGCGTTGATCTGCTTCCAGTCGGGCACCAATTCTGTCAGCACGGTCCAGAACGTTGCCTGGGCCTTTTGCTGATCACGCTCCTTGATCTCGTTCAGCTGGTCTTCAAGCTGTCGAACCTTGGAGTCGTCGGTTGCCGGAACGGCCTTGCTGTCGATCATCTTCTGAACGAACAGCACAAAATCCTCGCCAAATTCTTCCTTGCCTTTCTGGATCTGCTCGTCGGTCAAGCCGCCAGGGTTGTTGGCTGGATTGGATGCCTGCTTCAGCGCATCGATCTCGCGGCCTTTCGCTTCGAGCTGACCTTTCAGTTCGCTGACTTCTCGACGCAGCGCGGGCACCTCGGCGGCGTACTTCCCACTCATGACGTTGAAGCGGTGTTCCCAGTAGGTCTCGGAACGCTTAGGCTGATCGCCCGGCGTTTCGTCGCTGCCTTGGGAGTGCTCGTTGTCTTCGGGTTTCGGCTGGGTGTCAGCGGGTTGCGCGGCAGTGTCCGTTGCATCAGGCGTCTTTTCTTCCGCTTCCGGAGCCGCTGGCGCGGGATTCTGGAGGGCATCAAAGTGCGCTTTCGCCTCATCGGCTTGCTTCTGGACGGAACGGGGTAGTGACATTTCAACTCCTTGTGCGCTTATCTGCGCGGTGAGCCGGCAAGTGCCGGGGTTCACGATTCGGGATCACGGATTCAGCAACCAGTGGCCGCTGGTGCTGAGCGTTCGCCCACAAAAAAGCCGCCTCCCATTGCTGGTGAAGCGGCTTTGTTGTGAGGCCCGTTTCCGGGCGGTGTTAGCTAAATCGTGTTTTGACAGTCTCGGGGGCTTTTTCGATCAACTCCATCATATCCTTGTAGGCCTTGGCGCCACCCTGCTCGATACCAAAATTGTCAGGGCTGGCTTGCTCAAGACGGTCTCTGCAGACCTCTCTGCGGCGCCGGAGAATAGCCAGCAGATGCTTGCCATCCGGGGTTGCGGCCAGTCTGGCCAGGGCCTTCCAGTCCTGTTCGTTCATCGGGTTTCACCATGTTGAGGATTTCTGCGAGCAACTTACGGGCTTCCAGCGGGGTCAAAGTCTGGGTTCGCTGGGCATCCGCCTGAGTCTCGGCCACTTCGGCCTCACTCTTGGCGGCCTTGGCCATTTTCTCCTGCGCTTCGGCCTGCTTAATCATTTGCTCGAGCTTCTGCATCATCTGCCCCTGCTCCTGCTGAGAGGCCAGGTTCTCGCGCATCTTGTCCTCAGAGGGGATCAGGCCGGGCAGGTCCAACTTCTCAGCCACAGCGGCCAGCAGGTCGCGGCGGCCCTCTTGACCGATAATGCCCATATCAATCGGGTTCGCAGTCATTGCCAAGAACTCGGCGCGCATCTGGTGCGTCTGCTCACGAATCAGCATGGCGCTGGAGCCGCGAGGCACTACCGACACATCGCCCTTGATGCTGTTGTCGTCGCTGTACTGCATGTTGTGCAGCCACAGAGCCTCGATCACACGGCGAATCACGCCCCGGTCAATGTGGCGAATGGCGTCCTTGATGCCCTTGTTGGCACTTTCCATGAGCATGGACAGGCCGCTGGCTGTCTGACCAGCACCGCCCACGCGCTCATTACCGTAGGCGTAGCGGGGAATATTGGTCGCATCGTCGGCCCGGCGCTCAAACTGCTCATAAACCGTCAGCAACTCAGCAGCGTTGCTGGTTGGCTGGAAGAATCGCACCGCCGGATTGTTGCCGGTAACGGCGGAATCCTTCGTGCGCCAGACCTTCCACGGATACATGTTCGTCGGGTCTTCCGTGGCGTCCAGCCGTTCCTCGTACACTTCCACCTGCGGGCCGGAGGAAATTGCCAAGTTATTCACCAGGCTGCGGGCGGTGGCGTTACACACGTCCTGAACGTCTGCCATTAGCTCGGGAATGCCTTGGCCCCAGAATGAGCCCGGCACCGGCTGGAAGCTCGCCGTGTGGTACGGGCGGCGCTCCAGGGGATCACGGTTGATCTTCACGCGGATAACGTGACGACCAATCAGCGTGGCTTCCACCTCGTACTCGGCCAGCGGGTCTTCGATGTCGTCCGGGTTTACGCCCCACTGCAGCAGGCTGATACCTTGCGCGCCGCCGCAGTAGATCAGCGCATCGATAGTCTGGCCCTTGGTCAGCCATTCATGGCCGCGCCCTTCCAGTTCCGCGCGTTCGCCGTCCGTCCACAACCAATTGCGCAGACCGCTCTGGCCGTGCTCCTGAAGCACGTTGCGGATGGCTTCTTCGTTGTACCCAGGCGCTCCAATCAGTCTGTTCAACTGGCCCCGGGTAAACCGGCACCGCTCGATGATGTACGCGCCGTCATCAATGCTGACCGCATCCGGGCTCGGGTACAGGTCAAAGGGGCTTACCCGGTACCAGTCCGGGCGAATTTCTTTTGTCTTGACCGGCTTCCATCCCTGCATCCACGCCAGTGCGGAAACGTTACGCAGGTTGTGGCCGCGAATAATGGCGTTCGGGTAGGTAGCAAAATCCTCAATGAAGTCTGCCAGTGCGTTATCCCAGTTACCCTCGCTCAACTGGTCTTCAATCAACTCCTGGTGCCGCTCGGCGGCTTCCTCGGCCATTTCCTGCGCAGCACGGCGCACATGATCCTCGGCGGCTTTCATCACCGCTTGCGGATCCAGTGGCTGGCCAGTCTGTTCGGCCTGCATGGCGGCTTGCTGAATGAACTGACGGAATACCGGGCGCAAAAACTCAGGGGGAACGCTGGCGATCGGTGTCGGTTCCAACCCCCACGGGCGCTCGTTGGCGGGCATGAGAATGTCCCGAATCCACGACGAAGCCGCCCGACACTTGGTGGTGGTCAGCATCATAAAAATGGCGCTGCCGCCTTCTTGCTGAATTGCGGCCAGCTTTTCCGGGGAGTACTCGCCCTTGCGCCGTCTCAGGCAGTCCAGCAGGCGGCGCTCCACCTCCTGCTTGGCCATCTTGGCTTCTTCCCAGCACCGATGGATGTGCGAGCCCAGAGAACTCTCCAGCAACGCACGGCGGCGCTCCTGTTCATCCTGTAGCCGTTGTGCTTCTTGCTCATCAACGGCGCGAAGGTCCGCAGCAGATCGATACTGCAGAAGGCCCAAACTAGCCATTGGCTGCCGTCTCCCGGGTCAGAATGTCGTACATGGCCGCATCCAGAAGGCGCTTGTTATGGCGCATCTTCTGGCCGTTGCGCAGCATCGGGTACAGGTGGTCAAACAAGTCTTTCAGGGTGCCAACAGGATCTTTCTCGAAATCTTCCAGGTTCACGTTGAACGCCACGCCGAACCGGGCTTCGGTCATAAACTGCAAACGAACGCCAGGCTTGGGCTGCGTTACGCGCTTCTCGATGATGATCGGGTCAATCTGGATGTAATCCACATCGTTGCGGAACTGGCCGTTGGGTACCGGAAGGCCGGTTTTGGCAATAGCCTTCGCTACCAGTACAGCCACTTCCCGTTGCGTCAAAGTGACCGGCTTGTTCGATTCGAGAATGGCCATGGATACCTCTAGGTGTGTGCGGCCCAGTTTCCGCGACGGGCGGCTGGGCGGCTTTTGGCAAAATCGCTGCGCACGCTGCGCTTGAATATGTCAGCCCGGGCCAGCGTCTCCAGCGCCTTGGCACCGTGAGAGGCCCAATCATGGCGGGGCCGGTCTTTATAAACGCCCCGTTTCTCGTCCCATTCCTTGCGGTAGTTGTCGAGGCACAGCACGCCTTGTTCGCATGTCTGCTCATTGATCCAGCAGGATGGGAGAAACTGGCGCACGGCCTGCACGCCCTCGGCGTGGTTGCTGATTCTCGGGATGGTTTCAAACCGGATGCCGAACTGCTTGGCGACATCAGAACGGGAAAGCCCGGTACCGAGCTCTCGCACAGCCAGATCGTGCGGGCCGAAGTGCCCGCCGTAGCGGTAGCCCTTTTTGTTCAGCTGGTCGGCGTAGTACTCAATGCCTTCGCCTTCGCCTTCCAGGTAATCCACCAGGTGGACTTCCCGGCCGACAAGTTGGGCGAACCAGATGGCCATGGTGTCATTCATACCCAGATCCCAGCCGGTAAACACCGGCAGGCTCGGGTTAACCTGCACCTCCGTGGTCAGGCGCTTGTTCTTGCGCAGGAATCGCATCTGAGTGGCGTAGTACGCACCCTCGACAGACTGAGCGAACGCCTCATCCGGCGTGGATGGATACTCGCGCTGCATGTCGTCCTGCAGAACCTGGGCTTTTTTCGCATACCAGGCCTGCTGCCCGGGCGTGGTCGTAATGCCGTGCTTGGCTTGCAGATCCTCGAAATACTCCTGCAGCCGAATCGGCACCATGACCGTGGCCGGGTCCATGGTGTAAGCAGGCTCCTGCCACCACGGGAAGAAATGAAACTGAAAATCCAGATCGGTCAGCGGCCGCTGCAATTCCTGCAGGTGCTGGGCGTGCTGGCAGTAATCGAAAAAGTACCCTTCCCGGCCCTCGGCGGTAGACTCCAGGGTGATCTGGTTACCCAGACCGACCGCCTCAAAAGCACCGGTGACAATCTCTTGAGCCTTGTGCGGGAACTGTTTGCAGATCTTCCCGAACTCCGAGACATGCAGCCGTTGCAAGGTGCCGCCCCGGTAACTGGTGCTGACCTTGATACTGGAGCCGTTGTCGAACACGTAGGCGCCGGATCCGGTCTTGTCGCTGGCCGGTCTCGGCAGGTGCAGGCCAATGCGCTCGAAAATGCCCAGCCACGCCTCCGGAATGTTCTCGTAAGCAAAGGTGATTTTGTTCCGGAAGATGTCCTGCGCGTCGTCAAGCTTGTGACAGATACAGCCCGCGGCGTAGTTCTCGATGAACAGGCAATCATCCAGGGCGTCGATCATTTCAAAGGTGGTAAACCCGAGCTGGCGCGCCTTCAGGATGATGTTTCGGGAATGGCCGTTGATGTACCGGTCGCGCTGCGCCTGATTCGGGCGAAACTTGATCTTCTTCCCGTGCTTGTCCTTGATGTAGTACAGGGTGTTAATCCTGAACCACTTGATGGCCAGCGCTTCAACCAGGTGCGCCTTTTCCGTGAGCTCTCCTTGCTCCAGGGCGATCAGATAGGCTTCCCCCAATCTGACCTCGGCGGCGCGGTTCATTACTGGCCACGCACCTCGGCAATCAATTCTGCGAGGGTCTTGGCCTTCTGGGCGTTATCCTTCTCATACCCGCCCAGATGCTTCATCAGCTTTTCCAGGGCGCTGTTCTTGTCCGCAATCTTGTACTCGGTAATGGTCGCCAGTTCGCCATCCTCGCCGATGGGTATCTGGCGCACCTTGATACCGGCAATGACGGCGGCCACATCGTCGTCCAGCTCCTGAATCGGAATCGGAATCCCCTTGTTATTGAACAGGCGACGAGCATCAAACAGGCCAATGCGGGCAATCTCTTTCAGTACCCGGCCCTGCGTGACATCGGCTTCTTCGGCTACGGCGTCGGTTTTCTCTTGCAGGTAGGCCTTGGTGTACGGGTGATTAAAATACTCGCTACCCATGGCCTCGCACACTTTCTTGCTGGCGCGCGGGTGCAGTGCGCCGTAACACTTGGCAGCATCCCCGCGCACTTCATCCGGGCCACCACGGTACAGGTCTGCGAACTCCCGCAGCTTGGCTTTGGTGGATTCTCTCGGGTTCTCAGCAAGGGCCATCAGTGCATCCGGTCAATCAAAATCATCAGAATCTGGAAAACGGCGGTGCGGTAGCCGGTCGTGGTGATCTGCAGTTGCAGTGGCACCGCCTCGCCTTCTTCCATCGGGTTGGCGCGCAGCCAGACCTTTACGCGGTCTTGTCCGACAACCTGGCCAATGGCGACCACATCCAGAGACTCGGAGCCTTCGGTGGCCACCCAGGAGCCCTGGGCGATGTCGTCACCTTCCAGCGTCAGCCAGTCGGTCAGGTCGAAATCGAAATCCATCACCTCGCCCGCTTGCAGCACAAACGTCTTGGCGAAGTCAGATGGCATTGCTGGACGGCGAACCACGGCGGTGCGGCGTACCGGCGCCGGGTTATCGAACGGGTAATTGGTGGCGGGCAGAACCGTCACGATTCGGGTGGCGGTACCGGTGTTGCCGGTGCTGTCCGACACCGTGTAAGTGATCGGGTAACTGCCAGCCTTGGAGGTATCCACGGAGCCTGTTGCCACCACCTGGGCGGTCAGATCGCCATCCACGTTATCCGTGGCGGTGTATCCCGGCTCAGACCAGGTGTCACCAACGGTCAGCGTCAGGTTGCCACCGGTCAGCGAGATTACTGGCGCAGTCGTGTCGTCCGGCACAAACTCAACCACCGTCACTGTACGGGTGGTGCTGGTGCTGTTACCGGCCGCATCCTCGACGTAATAGGTCAGGGTTTGCTCGCCCAACTGGTTCTCGTTGATCGAACCAGTAACCTGCACCTGCAGGGTCAAATCGCCGTCTGCGTTGTCGCTCGCGGTATAGCCGGGTTCCGAATACGGCGTGCCCTGCACCAGTTCAATATTGCCGCCAATCAGCGAAATGGTCGGCTTGACGGTATCGGCCAGGGTGGTGGTGCTGAATGCCCCGCTCTGACTATTGCCAGTCGGGCCGAGCGTCAGCGTTGTGGTCTTGGTGGTGCCGTAGGTGCTGGCCGACATGTGGCGCACGCGGATCTGGTGATTCAGGCGCACATTGCCGGGGTCAGTTGTCCATAGGCCCCAATTTGCACCAGCATCGGTAGACACCGAATATTCGCCGTTCTCGACGGATACCGGAATATCAATGCCCGCATCCACCTCAGTAACCGTAATCACATTGGAGGCCTGGTACAGATCCCGGGCAACACCGGTCAGCGCATTGAAGGCGAACGCGGCAGGCTTGGTGTCCTGCGCACCCGCAAGGCCGGTAGTATCAATGGTCAGGTAATAGGTCGTGCCATCCAGGGCCACGAATCGAACCGGAATCACCGCTTCCAGATCGGTGGCAAAGTTGCCGTACTGGTCAAAGGCGCCAGCGGAACTCTGGGTAATCAACTGCTCCCCGGCCACCGGTTGGCGGCTCCAGTTCTGGAACAGGTACGGCTCAATGGGCTCAACCAGGGTTGCCAGCGCACGGCTGCTGCCCACAATGTAATTGCCGCTCACGCTCGCCACCTGGCGCGTAGCCACCGCAGCCGACACCAGTACGTTGGACTGATTGCTGGATGAGTCAACGTGCACGAAATGGACGTAATAGCTGTTACCGAGCGCAAGGCCGGTGAAGCTGACCGATTGCGTGCCCGTGGCGCTCACCGCCTGGCTGGTGCCGTTAGCAATGATGTCCGGCGCGGTCTCCGTGGCACTCGTTGAAATCAGCACATACAGCGTGCCGTTGGCTTCGTCGGTATCGACCGTGGCATCAATGGCATCGGCTGCGCTGCGGGTGGCGGTCACATTGGACAAAATCGGCGCCACTGCATCCGGGGAGCCGATCAGGTAACTGACTGCCTCGGTAGAGCCGTTCGCCTGCACATGCCGCAACGTGTAGTTGCCGTCAGCGCCGGTCACCACACCATCATTAGCAACCGTCAGCGGGTCCGGGTACTCGATCTGATCCCCGGTCACCGGAGTGGTGGCAAACGACGCATCGCCTGCCCAGCCGGTCAGGCTGAGAAACAACCGACCGCTTACCGGAATGTAGTTACCCGCTGCAATCGCCATCAGGTGCCCAGCTCCACAGTGACGTTACCGAACAACAGGCCCTGTGCAGTGCCTGAACTTGGAAGGCTCGGCATGGTGCCGGTTGCGGTACCGGTGCCGTCGCCGTTGTCGTTGATCGTGACCGGCACGGTGATGCTGTTGTTGTTGCTGTCAGTGATGGTGACCGGGCTCACCGGTACAGCGTCATAATTGCTGTAGTTCAGGGTGAAGCTGGCGCCGGGCTGGAGGTCGTTGGCCAGGGTGACAGCGGGCGGCTGCGCGCCCCAGGCGACGGCGACATCCGTAAACCCGACCATCGTGCCGTTGTTGCCGAGAGCGCCAGTGTCGTTGATCGCAGTACCAGCGCCCTCGTCAAGCAGGTAGACGCTTGAGTTGGCCGGGGCGGCGAGATCCGTCAGTTTTACGGAGTGCAAGATGGCGCCAGTAGGCAGAAACTCGGAATTTCCGCCGCGACTACCGAGGTGCGTTACGGTGAAATCGACGAACTCCTTACCGGCATCGAGGCTCAGCGTCTCACTTGGCGTGACCTCGTCATCATGGTAAATCTCGATGGCTGTACTGCTAACCACGCGAGCCCGAATCTTCTTGGTAACCTGATAAACGGGCGTGACAGATAGCACCTTGAACTGGACGCTAGAGGATGGGCCTTCGTAGTTAATCCAATGGTTTCCGTTACCGATTCGGATCGAGCCTTTGTTGTCGTTCTTGCCGATCAGCGAACCAAAGACGTTGTATGCCTGTTCGCCCGGGAACTCGAACTCAACCTCAACCTCAAAGTTAAACGGATCTGTCGGCGACCATGGCGCCGCAAGGGCGACTGTTCCCGCTCCATCAAAGTGTAGGGACATTAAACAGCCTCCCGAATCAGGAATCCTTGGGTGTATTGGGTGTCGTCGTTGACTGCGAACGCATAAACCGGATCAGAGGCCTGCAGATTCCCTTCTTCTACCTGAATCTCGATGCCGGTACTGGTGCGCGTAACCTGGCGCTGAATGACCAGCTTGGTGCACGCATCCATCGTCGGGGCGTTGCCGAGCTCTACCCGCTCAGGGGTGTCGTTCACATAGATGCAATCGGCCCAAACCTTCAGATTCGGGATGCCCAACTGGTAAAACGGGAGCGTTGCGTTTAGGAAATCAAAGCGCTCAAGGGCGGCCACACCGCCATAAGAGTCTGTATAGGGAATCGTGGCAGGACAGAAGAACGAAAGTATATCTGTCTCAAGGGATGGATCGGTGTAATCCCGGTTCGTAGGGATCTGCCGGTTCGCCAAGTGGTCGATGATTCGCGCAAACCGCTGGCCATTTGACCCATCGATAGGATCAGGTAGCCGGGCGAACAACATGTGCCGGTTCCACTTTCTGTCCATTTCATCGCGGACAGAGTTTCGCGCCCAGCCACCACCGTGAACGGGGTCCGGGAATTCTCCCGCGTAATTCCCTCCAAAGCCGTCAATACGGAATCCTGGATCAACGCCGTTATTGAAGCTGGCCAGTTGATGGACGGCCTCGGGAGCACCTCCGTGGGCGCCCTCTCTACTGAGAAGACGCATGAATTTTATCTGGGGGCCTACGTTGGTGTTGTCCCAACTGCTAAGGTCGGCATATATCTCTGCTGACAGAAACAAGGCTTTGGAGCGCTGCGGCAATCTTATGGTGTGTCGGGTGACTCCAGAATTCCCCGCAAAGTCTGCCAAGAGCGATACGCCGGATTTCCCGAACGACCGAGTGTTGTCGTGGGTGTAGCCGGTACCACTGGTCTCCCCTGAGAAGCCGACAATCGCATCATCTACCTGGCCGAGTTTGGCGGCATCGCCCGTGATATAGGCGATCTGTCCGTTGCGCTTAGCGCTAAATGAACCGGACAGATTAATACTATTGCCCTGGCCAAATGACCCGCTAACAGCCGTGATTGCCGGCACCCCACCAATGATAACGCCGCCGCCACTATCACCCCTTGAGCCACTCCTGAGATCGGATCGAGTGGCAATCTTCGGGCTTTCGTTCGCCATTCGCGTCTCAGGCGTTAGATTCGAAATGACGATATTTGCTGGCATTCGCGGCACCATGCGTCAGGTTTCTTAACACTTTCAGCTAAACCAAGCGGATCTAACGTTATCTATCAATTCGTTAGCAAATGGCACGAAAGGTGCTTCGATTTTGGTTTTGCTGAAAACGGAGATTCGGGATGATTGGAGCATTTGTTCTCGGCGCACTCTCGCGCGCCCCTGAAGAAGATGACTACAACAAGGCTGTTCCGAGCCTTGATATCAGCACCGCCCTTTCAACGATGACATCGGAATTCCCGGACCTAGAATCCATCGTAGAAGGCCGCAGCGTGCTCGACTTTGGGTGCGGAGCCGGACGCCAGTCCGTTGCGCTCGCGAAAAATTTGGGCGCACAGGTGACCGGTGTTGATACAAATAGTCAAATTCTGAAAGATGCGATTGCCCTCGCAAGCACTCACAACCTGGCTCTTGATACCTGCCGATTCACCGAAAGCTTGGGCGATTCTCGATACGATGTGATCATTACCCAGAACGCCATGGAGCACTTCCCTAACCCGGCAGCCATCCTTCAGACGATGAAGGAGCACCTGAAGCCGGGCGGCCAGATTCTTGTTACCTTTTCCCCGCCCTGGTTCGCTCCATACGGACACCACATGCACTTTTTCTGTAAATTGCCGTGGTTGAATCTTATGTTCAGCGAGAAAACCGTAATGAAAGTTCGCGCCAGGTACCGGAGCGATGGGGCTACTCGCTATACCGAAGTCGAATCCGGACTAAACAAAATGACGCTCGCCAAGTTTGAGCGCCTTGTTCGGGAGTCAGGATTAAAGGTTGCCCGTAAACATTACCGGGGGGTAAAAGGTCTCGATTTCTTGACCAAGATCCCGGTCATCAGGGAGTTGTTCACAAACCGCGTAACCTGCGTATTACGACTTAAAGCCTAACTACTTGGCGCCGGCGTCTTTCTCGGACTCAAGTTGCATGCGTAGCGTGTGAAACTCTTGGTCTCGACGATCCCGCCGGCGCTGGAAATACAGGCTGGTGAAGTAGGTGGCGGCGACGAAGATCAAACCGCCGGCCGCCAGGATCTCGTTCTTCGTCCAGGTGCCGCCGAACGCGGCGAGCAACCCGGAGACGTAGGACACGCCGGTAGAACCGGTCTCGACTTTCAGTTGTGCAGCAGAAACGGGCAGGTTCTCGATTGCGGCTTTCAAATTCACCATCACCCCTTATTCACGCTCTGCGTAAAGCGCCCGGTGACCGCCTTGGCGATGTCACCCATGTGGGGAGCGGCGAAGTAGAAGGCTAGAATCAGCATGACAGCCGGGTTCATATCCACGGCGGCACTGTCGGCAATCTCGCCTATCGCACGAACCTTCTCGGCTGTGACGGCGCCCGTGTCATTGACGAACAGGGCAACCATGCCAGCAAGCACCGATAGCAGGTACATGCCGAGCCAGGTGCCAGTAATGGCCAGCGCAATCAGCCGTCGCGCCAGGTTCTGCCCCTGAGTTGAAGCCATCCACTGCACGACCATCTTCCGCGCTTCGGAGCGATCCGCCGCCGCTTCCTTGGCCCTTTCCTCGTCGGTGTAGATCAGCGCATCAAGGCCGTTGGTCACACCGTCCACGATGCCGCCCAGCGCCTTTTCGGTGCCGAACAGTTTTCCGAAAAAGCTGCCGATACCCATAGGCACTCCGTTACAGTCCGACCCGGTGTGAAAACCAGCCGAACACAAAGGATTCATTTCTCTCGCGGGCTTCCGCGATCTCGATGTAGCGCGCGCCTTGCAGGCAGTTCAGCGCCTTGAGCAATACTCGTTCACCTTCGTGCTGGCGACGGTCGAGGTAATCTTTCAGTGCGCCCAGAGTGCCGTTGCCAATCACGCCATCCACCACCAGGTCGCTGTAGTGCGTGCCCTGGCTGTTCAATGCGTTCAGGCTGCGCTGCAGGAACTTACCTGCCCAGGCAATGCCCATATTGACGCCGGTATCCAGCAGTTCCTCGGCAACCTTCTGGCTCAGCATGGCCACCCGGTCGAAATTCGGAGCGGTCCAGTACTGATCCTTGTAGATGGCAACGGCGAGCGTCTTCGGCATGTGCGACATAGGGCCGTCGAACTTGTGCAGGCGCGCCACCTTCTCGGTGATGCCGTACATGGTAGGGCCGCCCTTGTCGTCTGCGTGATCAACATAAGCGCCTTCGCGCTCAATCAAGTCATCGATGATTTGAGTGAGTCGGCGCATGGGCTGGCCTCCAGAAATAAAAAAAGCCACCGCAAGGGTGGCAGGGGTCTGCTGGCGCGCAGATCGTCAGGTATTCAGGCTTTCGTGAAATCCACGTAGAACTCAGTGCCAGGAACAAACTGCTTGGCAGCTTCCTCGTTAATCGTCCCGATCTCGATCGCCCCGAAAGGCGTGTAATGGAAAAAGCTGTCGTTTTCCTTGCTGCCCGCTGTGACAGGACTCAGCTTTACGCTGTTGCCATGCTCAAACTTAGTAACACTCTCAACTCGGAACTTTGCGCGGACGGACATTGGCGGGCCTCACTTTGATTTCGGGCACAAAAAAACCGCCAGCTCTTTCGAGGGCGGTTTCTCTGGGGGAACTCTTGGATTCTGGGAAAATTAAAGCATTAACCGCGCAATGAGTCAAACATTCAGTTTGTCTGACAAGCAGGAAGCGTCCGCGTGCATTAGCACAGATTCAGCCATACCCTTCAGGGCCCGCTCAACTCGCTCTTTGTGAGACGGCACATAACCCTCTGGCACGTACTTGGCAAAGTCCTGCGCTTTAATATCGTCGATGCACTGATTGATTTCGCTCGAGAGCTTGAACCATTCTCCGTGCATGCGGTCTTCCGCAAACCTTTCATGTAAGACTGTTTCGATTTCAGGGCGACCAAAGACCACCGCAAACAGCTTAACCGGCACTGGGGCTCCATTCCTCAACGACATCATTCGATGTTTGAGGCGGCACGTTCTCCCAATCTTTATGACGCCATGTTCCCGGCTGCCCACAAAATAGATCCACGTCCATTCCGGGAATGTGTGCACGTCATGCTTCATATGGAATAGCGGATCTAGTCCTATTTGCGCATAGAAATCACGTTCAGCCTTCTGCTTGTGACGCTCGCAGACCACAAGGCCATCCACCTGTTTCCCTTTGCACCCAGGCAATTTGCAAATGCCGTCATAATGCTCGCGCTTTGGGCCCAACATTGCTTCTATCGGATTCACGCGTTGCGCCTTACCCATAAAACCCCCTGTTACGATGCTTTTCGGCAAACACTTTCCAGAGCATTGATCTCGACTTCGTTCAAGTATCGAATCATATCCTGGAACGATTCATTCAAACGCTGGTGTCGGAACGTTGACTCAGCCATGCCGCATGCGGCCGCCCTTGCTGTCGCTGAAATCGTCTTGAAGCCGGTAGCCTGGCACGGAGTACAGTCTACCACTCGAGTATCCTCCGTAACCTGCCCCGTACCCTTGCACCGCGGGCATTTTCTGGCGCTCACAAATTCCTCGATAAGCGCGCACGCCACAGCCATTCTGCGCGCAGGCTCCATATCGGCCCACACCGCAGACCTTGCGCTCATAACGTCCTGCAACTCCCCTACCGCATGAAGCGCCGACTTCACATCGTCACAGTATTTGGCCATCACCAGATGAAATGACAGCGAATCCAGCCGAGTACAGGCTGCCGCTATATCCATGCGATCAAGTATTGCCTTGCCGCCAAAAACAGCCCCAGGCTGCAAGCCCTTCGTTGTCAGTCGTGCCATCAAATACGCGCCCCTGTTCATGCTCATCACCCGCCCCTCATGCTGTTGTACATCGCCCGAATCTGCTTCTCGTCTTCCGCCGTTTGTTCTTTCAGCCAGGCTTCCAATTCCTCCCGGGTAATGCGCTTCTCCCGGTATTCGCTCCACTTCATGCGCGCCTGGGCCTCGATGGGCGCAGGTTCAAATCCTTCAAACCGTTCACCGAACCGATCCCGGCAGCTGCGTGCGGCTTCTTCCAGGCTTTCACCTGTGAGCATGGTGCAGCGTTTGCCGGCTACGATGGCGGTTAGTTGGTTCATGCATTGCACCAATCCAGAGACAGCTCTCCGCAGCTGCGGCATTGATGCCCGTCAGGCGTCAGATAAAACAGGTTGCTGCCGCAATTGCAGCGCCACATCGTTTCTGGCACTTGAGGCCCACGAAAAACGCCGTAAAACTTTCGGCAGCTCGGGCACTCCAGCAGCTCCGCGTCGCGCTCTTTCACCATTACCGCCCGCCACTCGTGTTCGCACTCCGTGCAGATTGCCGGGCCGGACAGGTGTGGCTTCATGCTGTCGATATCGATTACATTGCTCATGCCGCCAATCTCCCTCGCTCCAATTCCCGTATCCGCTGATTCCACTGCTTGCGCAGCGCTTCCAGTTCCTGCCAGTCCCAATTCGCTGGCGCTGTGTTCGATTCGCAGTAGTCGATGATGCGTCTGGCTTCTTCCTCGCCGAATCGCCCAACCAGGCCGCGCTTGTAGCCTCGGGTGTTCTTGTTGCCCTCGATGTTTCCGCTCAGGGATTCATTGCAGGCCTTGTTGCACTGGAGGTACGTGTTCGTGCGGTCATAGCGCAAGTTCGACTGTGCGCCTCGCGTCTTGAAATGCCCGCAGCACCAATCCATGTGGGTCTTGCCGCAGGAAATACACTCGGGCTCCATGCCGCGCTCCCGAAACCACTCCATTTCCTCCAGCACGCGCATCCGGTTGAACACTCGCTGGCATTGCTTGTGCTGCCACCGAAGATCCCGGCGGTTGAACTCCCGGCGCTCTGCCCTGGCCTGCTTAGCCTGCCGCTCTGCCTTCTTGGCCGCTTCTTTCTTCCCGATAGCCAGCGCACACCTTGGGCTGCATGCCACCTGCAGGGTGTTATAGGGCTTGAAGGGCTTTCGGCATTCGCGGCATTTTTTCTGCTTCACAAGTAGTCCGCCTGTACGCCAATCCAGAGCCAATACACCATCGAACCGAAGCAAAGCAGGCGCCACGGACCGCCCCACTCAGAAACGCGAAACGCTTGAACATCCCAATGGATAAAGCCGGAGCCGATGGAGAAGATAACCACTATGGCAACCCAGCCAATCAGTAGGCACCGCAGAAAGCTCAGAAACTTCTTCACACCTCACCCCGCTCATCAAAAGCCGCTGCAGCATAGGCGCGCCACGTTGGCTGGAATTCGGTTTCGCGATTCTCGATCTGCTGAATCTGCCCGCCGTTGGCCAGAAAATCCCGGGTCAACCGCTCAATCTCCGCGCTGTCGGCCTGCTTGTCGCGCTTGCGGGTCTGGCCTGTGCCGATGTGTACGCTTGCCTTCAGGTGGCGCTTGAATTCATCCCTGGTCATTTACCATCACTCCTGCCATTTCTTCGATCTGCTCCGGCTCCAGCGAGGGCCAGTATTGCTTTGCGATGTGCCGGCAAAATCCGGCGATAACCTCTCGGAACGACCCCTCGTCCATCGACTCGAACGACAAGCTTTGCGGGATCAAGTGCAGACACTTGCCAACACCTGGAACCACGATGGCCATTTCCTCGCAGCCGATTTGCGTCTCAATCTGCAGGCGCTTCAATACGCGATGCGGGTCCATGCTCTCGAATTGCTCGATATTCTCCGCGCACAACTGGCCCAGGGCGTGAGCCAGCCGGTGAAACTTAGGGTTGCGGGGCTTCCGGAACTCTACAAACACCAGGTCACCAGTCTTGAATCCCTTGTCCCGAAGTCGGGCCTGGCAACTGAGGTCTGCCGGCTGGAATGCGCCTTTCACGACTCGCAGCGGGAAGCGCTCTGGTTTTCGTTTTGCTGCCCGGCTCATGCCGCACCTCCCGGCCACCCATCAGGACAATAACCGCCGTGAGCCCGCTCATACTTGCCGTAACCGTCCACGCGGATCTCCCCTGCCTCTCTCATCCGCTTGAGGATGCCCATGGTTCTCAGGTCGTCCATGCCGATGATCTTGGCCAGCTCTTTGCGGTACAGCGCCTTGACCGACAGCGCCGTTAGAATTTTTTCTTCAGGTGTCATCACTGATTCCTCCACTTACATCCAGCGCACCCCTCGTCAGACGCCCTCTCGCTGTATCCACAGCCCATCTTTTTCCAGGGGGTCTGCACCATAACCATCCTCGGCTTGCCGTCCTCCCAGCCGTCCTGCGCAGGGTATGAGCCAAACTTATCGGTAGCGGGTCGGTTTATGCAGTCGTGCTTATGATCTACTGCGTTCATTGGCCACCCCCACAAACAAACGGCGCACTCTGAGTCACACGCTTCTCTGGCTGGTGCCAGGTGTCCCGGCTCTTGGGCTCAAGCTCAAGGCGATAGCGGCCAGAGGTGCAGGCAAAGGCGCCACCCTGGTCCCGGTGGAGCTTGCTGCCGAATTGGCTGGTTTCGATGGGCAGGCCGCGCTGGCATCCGTCGCATTGGTTGGTCACCACCGATCCTCCTCCTCGCTTTCTTTCTCTCCCGGCGGCTCTCGCAGCATCCCCAGATCAAACAAGATCCCGAACACGTCACGAGCCTTGTAGCTGCCATCAAACTTTTGGGTAAGCTGGTCAGCCATATCAACCAGCCGTTCCCGCTCTTTATGGTTGAATGGCTTGAGGTAGCCGGGCTGAACGCCGGTGTATTGCGGGGCTGCATCGTGCTGCTCAACAACAATTTCATCGTTGTAGTAAGCAACCACGGTGACCTTGTACGCGTCCTCGCCTATGACGTAGTCGCACACTGTCCCTACTGGCGGGTTTCCGTTGCCATACCAAGGCTTCATAGCGATATCTCCATCTGTGATTCGGATTTCCTCGCAGCTGCATTAGCTCTGCGCATCTTGGCGTCATGGCGGTTATGGCACCGCTGGCATAGAGCGGCGAGATTCAACAGGCTTGCCGCTTCCGGCCGATGGTCGAACACATGCGCTGTCGTTAGCACCACCTTGCTCCCGGTTACAGGGTGCGGCTCATGGTTCTTTGCGCCGCACCATTCGCAACGGTTCCGGGCACGGAAGAAGCGCACGAACCGACTCCGCAACTTCCAGTCCTTGGGGTATCTGGCTTTCATCTCTGGTCGAATAGGCATTACGCCGCCACCCCGCTCATCCATCCGTTCAACCGCTCTCTATTCAGCTCCACGCGAATCCACACCGGCACCCGCTTCAGCTCATACTTGTAGATGGTCGAGCCATCCAGTTGCTTGATGGGCTTGGCCGGTGGAATCTCGCAGTGGTAGTCGTTGCGCAGCTCCCGGATTCGGGCGGTGACGGCGGTATCTGATGCCAGACCGGCCTTTCGGCGGATTTCGCCAGCGGTCATGGGGCCAGCCTTGTGCATGGCGCGCAGGACTTTTCCGAGCTTGGTTTCTTTGCTTGGGACTCTCATGCTGCAACCTCCTGCGCAAACCAGACAGTTGAATCAACTTCCAAATACACCTGGTGCGTCAGGATCAGGAACGCCAGGCATTCGCACAGCAGATCAAGATCACAGAGGATGATCGCGTGCAGTTGATCGATTGAACGCGGGCCTTGTTCGTGCAGGATGCAAAGGATTTCTTCGTTCATGCTGCCGCCCTCCGAGACTTGATCAGGCAGTCGAGGTAGTCATCGCCGACCTGGCCACTGACGTACACTGATACCTTGAAGCCTTCTCGGTGTAGCCGCTTGGCCAGCGCATAAGCCGCGGCCTGACCGGTAAAGCTGGCGTCGTTGTCGGCATAGATCGTTACCTGCTTAATACCCTCGGGCGGCTCGAACGTCTCGATACCGTGCGCACTGACGCAGGCCCAGCAGGGCAAGCCCTCCCCTTCCATGACAGCAAGCGCGTTTTCGATGCCCTCAGTTACGGCAATGTGCTCAGCCGCCGGAGCCAACCGGATTGCGCAGCCGTTGATGCTGCTGATGGGTGTCAGGATTTTCTTGCTGGCCCGAACGTCTGCTTTTTTGCCTTCAGGCGTCAGGTAGGTAATGTGGAACGATTCGGTTTTGCCTTCGGCGTTTTCAATCTTGGCAACCATCGCCGGAAACTGTCCGATCAGGCGGGGCTCGTTGAACTCGTCGCGCTCGTAATACCCCAGGCTCGGGTGGAGTCGCAGCGCATAACCGGCAATGCCCTGAATGCCACGGCCTTTCAGGTACATGGTGACCGGATCGTGTTGCCCGATACGCTGCAAACGCTTGCCGACATTCTTCAGGGCGTTGCGCGGGTCTTTCCGGCGCTTTGGCTGCTCAGCCTGTATGTCAGTGTTCTGGCAGATTTCGTCGATGCGCTTGGCGATCTCCGAGAACTCTTGACCTGTCACCGCCTCGATCAGCTTGAAACCATCGCCGGAACCGCACTGGCCGCAGATATAGGAGCCGGTGCCTTCTTTGTTATCGAATCGGAACCTGTCGTTACCGCCGCAGGATGGGCACGGGCCGTGCTTGTTCACCAGGTGGCGAGCGTCAATACCGAACTCCGGCAGGATGGCGTGCCACTTTCCTTTTGCGACTTCGCGAGTGGGCAGCTTCATGCGGCAGCCCTCCCTGCTTCACGGCGTTTGGCTGCCTTGATGTTCAGATGCTTCACCACGTTCAGCGTGTTCTGTGATGGTTTTGCGGGCTCAATTTGTTTGGTATTCCGTGGCGCCTTTCCGGCGTACTCCTTGCACTTATGAAAGGCCCAGCCCTGGTTGTAGCCCTTGCTCAAGGCGTAACCCTTCAGCTCGGCATACAGGCTGGCCAATTCCTCCGTGCTCCACTTCTCTTTCGGCGCGTTGTCCTTGGTGATTTCGTACAACTCTCCTTCGACAACCTCGACGTCCTGACGAACTTCAGGCTTGAACCCGCAGGCCGGGCAAACGTGTTTCGTGCTCACGTGGCCGCAGCTGGCGCACGGCTTTTCAACAGGGTCTTTCTTGTCCCGCTCTTTACGGTCAAGGTTGCGACTGCTTTCGCCGTCGTGCAGCTCCTGGGGCAGCGGGGAATCTGGCAGGCCGTTGCGCAGGCAGTTGCCGGCGTGGTCAATGATGATGCAGTCGCTTTTGCCTTCAGCGGTGCGTAGGCCGCGGCCAATCATCTGAATGTGAAGCATCAGCGATTTGGTCGGCCTGGCCAGAACAACGCAAGCGGTTTCCGGTGCATCAAAGCCTTTGGTCAGTACCGCTACATTGCACAGAACCTTGATCTCGCCGCGACGGAAGGCGTTGATAGTTTCTGTGCGCCCTTCCTTGTCGGTGTCGTAGCCGTCGATGTGCGCGGCGGCAATACCCACCTGGCGGAACCGGTCACACAAGGCGCGGGAGTGCGCTACATTGGCCCCGAAGACGATGGTTTGACGACCTTCTGCAAGCTTGAGCCACTGCTCAATTACGTCGCCCATCAGTCCGTTTTCGCCCATGACATCTGCAACCGCGTCCGCATCCCAGTCGCCGGATGAATTGGTTTTCACGCCCTTCAGCTCTGGAATGTTTGGCGCGTAGCAGCGGGCCCGGCAAAGGTAGCCGGCGTCCATCAGGTCTCCCGTGGTGATGGTGACAACCAGGCGGTCAAAGATTTTGCCGAGACCCTTGCGGAAAGGCGTGGCACTGAGGCCGATCACTGGCACCCGCTTCTCCTTACACCACTGAATAATGTCCTCGTGCGCCTGATGCAGAACGTGTGCCTCGTCGATGATCAGCAGGTCGGGGCGAATTTCGTCCGGCATCTGACGCCAGCGCCGGCCTAGTGTCTGAATCGTGGCCACCTGAACCGGGGCTGCGTAGTTGGTCATGATGTGGTCGCCCTGGATAACGCCTACCCACATGCCGTCATCCATGAACCGCTTGGCGGCCTGATCAACCAGCTCCAGCGAATCCACAATGAAGAATGCCTTTTTGCCCTTGGCGCATGCGCCCTGCTTGATAGCCGAAGCGATTGTGGTCTTGCCCGATCCGGTGGGAGCCATAAGCATTTGAGCCATTGCGCCTGAACGTATGCCCTGGCGTAGCTCGCTCAAGGCTTGTGCTTGGTACTGTCGTAGCTGCTGTGCCATAATTACCTCGTCACTTGGAGCCCGATCTGTTGCCTCGCCAAAGGTGGATCGGGCTTTTTTGTGTCTGGCGATCACTGGTCGTCGGTCGGCAAACTCTCGATCAGTGGTCGCCCCTTCCAGGTCAGAGGGCTCGCGTGTGCGGTTGTACCCTCTAACTCTGAGTTACCTTCTGCACTCCCTGACCATCTACTTCCTGGTAGGGGCGGATACATCTTCCCTATGCCCATGCGCTACGCAGGGTTGAGAATTTTCACCAGAGCGCCTTGCCGGCGGTGATGGCTCAGGTTTAACGCAGTTCCTGAACTTGGCAGGGATTCACCAGATGCGCCTGGTATCCGCCGGGGCCTGCCAACAGCGTGTATCCGCGCTGCCCTCCCTCCCCTGCCGCTTCGCGGTTCTTCTAGCGGCTTAACTGTCATGACACTGGCCGAACAGAGTAATCGACCGATAAACCAGTGCCGGCGCTTGCGGCGGTTGCTCGGAGTAACCGCAGGCCCTCTCTAGCTTCGGGCGCAAGCTGTGTTCGTCAGGCCAGTTTTCCGCCAATGGCCCAGGGCGACTGCAATTGTCATTGCTTGATGGGTGGACGGAATCAAACCGCCTCTACCGCATCTGAAAACGCTCTGCCCGGTAGCTAACCGGTCTGCTGCGCGCTTACTCCACCATGAAGCAGTCAGAGCGCTTTCAGATGAGCTACTTGCGGTAGCTACTCAGCACAACCCCCGGGGCGGTGGATATCGCTGTCAAGACCTTCGGTGTTGTGCTGCTGTCGTTATCTATGGGCCGGACCCGAACCCGGCTTGCATTACACTCGACACTACAAGCTGGCCGATGCCTTCCACTAATCGCGCCTCCGGCTGGCGCTCAGTCCCGATTAGTCCCTCTTAGGGACGCAACCGCCTTACGGATAGCCTCTGCTGGATTAACCCCCTCGTTCTGGCACTGCTGGATAAATTGCGCGGCTAGTCGCTCTTCAATGTCTTCCAGGGACTCACCGTCCCTATGAGCCTCTACCAGCTCCCGCACCTCTTCGTTGGTGTACGAAACGTTCATTCACCCACCTTCAGGGACGATTCGGCTCTTCAGTTCTGGCTCTGGAGGCGAATAATGGATTTGATGACGGTCTCGCGGCCCTCATCGCGCATGCGCTCAAGTTGCAGCTTGGTCAGCAGCCGCAGGAGCACGTTGGGCTTCATGTCCATTTCCTTGGCGAGATTCAGGATCTGGATATAAGTGTCTGCGTCATAGCGCGGGCGCATGTCGTACTCATGGCCGCCGGGCAGAATGCCAACCGCTTCTTTGATCAGGGCTTTACTCATGATTGAGCCTCCAACTTTTTCAACTGCATCAGGCAGCCTTTACTTGCTTGGGCTCGGCTGTCAGAGCCCCGTCCGTGATCTTTTCAAGCTGAAGCTGTCGCAGCTCGGGAACTTGGTCGCCCCAGTCGTAAACCGCCTGAGTGCTGATACCGAGAACCCGGGCCAGCGCAGCAACAGATTTGAAGTGAGAGATTGCTTGTTGCTTGGTCATAACGGCCTCCGTTCTATATGCGCTATACAAGCACACTTGTATTGCGAAGGCAAGCAAGGTTTCAAAGCAAACTTGTAAAATTTCACCTATGACTACACAAGCCGCACGACTCAAACGATTAATGAACGCCAGGAACGTCCCCGAGCGACAGCAGCGGAGACAACTGGAGAAAGTCACCGGGGCAACTTATGAGGCCGTCCGACAATGGTTCGCTAATGACGCCGACAACATTAAGTCCGAATACCTGAACAAGATTGCTAAGACCTACAGCTGCCAGCTTGAGTGGCTTGTAAGCGGATCGGGGCGAATGGATAGTGGTGATCGGTACGGCAATGGAAGAGAGGTCAACCCCGATTCTCGCAAACTACCCGTGTTAGACTACATACAGGCTGGCAACCCAAAACCAGTGGTAGAGAGCTACCAACCTGGCGCGGGTATGTCTGAAATATCTGTGGATAGTGAGCTGGAGCAGGAGTTAAGCATGGAGTCGTTTGCCCTTGTTGTGAAGGGTAATTCCATGGCGCCAGAGTACAAGGAAGGCGACATTGTTGTTGTAGATCCGAGCGTTAAGCCGTGGCCAGGGGATGTGGTGGTTGCAATGCTCGACTCGGAACATGAGGCGACAATAAAAAAATATCGGTCACGAGGGAATGACGAGACCGGGCACCATGTTTTTGAGTTGGTACCACTGAACGAGGACTATCACGTAATAACGGTTTCTTCGAGCAACCCCGGGCACATAGTCGGCACGGTGGTTGAGCACAGAAGGAATCTCCGCCGAAGGCGATAACAAGAGCGATCCAAGAGGCCCGCACCCGCGGGCTTTTTTATTGCCTGCAACTTTTTTGCAAGTTTGCTTGCATATCAAAAACAACCGTGCTTGAATAAGTGCAAGTCAACTTGTGTTTAGAGGCAACAGCATGACCACCCTGACCAACAAAACCCGCACCACCAACCCAAGCTCAGACCGCCCAGCCATCGAACTGACTGGCCTGAACCCAAAAAGCAATTCCCAGCGCTTGGCCGATTACTGGCAGAAGCGCCGTAACAACAGCCAGGCCCGCGAGTTTGAGCGGTTCTTCGGGATCATCAATTGCATCAACGACCACTTTGCCGCTGAGGCTGAGGCCGCCATTGATTGGAAGGCGCGCCTGCTGACTGTGACGGTCACCCAGGGCCGCGAAACCGTCTACTCGGCAACCGCTGAGATGGGCAGCCCGGCCATCGAGGCCAAGATCCGCCTGATTCGGCATGAGCTTGAACAGATGAAAGTTGCGGCCCTGGCTGGGCTCAAGGGGGCGGCATGAGAATCAATCTTCACGGCACGCAGGCTGCCAGCACCGCGCACGAAGGCGAGATGATTGGCGCCGAAGTGCAAGACCGCGAGGGCAACAGCGTGAACCTGTTTTTCGATTGCGTCGATGACGTTGAGCGACTGGCCGAAGAACTGGCCATTCTGGCGCGGGGAATCCGAGAGCAGGAGCCGAAAGACTTTTGCGCAGAGACTGGGGAGACACTGGCATGAGAATCGACGACCGCTGGAGCATTGAACAAGGCAACGACTGTTTTGTTGTGGTTGAGCGCCGTAATGGCCGCAACCCGAAGACCGGCGAAGCCACGCAAACCGAGTCGAGGACTTATCACCCGACCCTTGGTCAATGCGTGAAGAAGATCGTCAGAACGCACACCTTGGATGCGGTAGAGGAAGAGAACCTGTGGGATGCGCTAATGCAAATTCAGGCAGGCACTGACCGGCTGATTCACAAGCTGGAAGAAATGCATCAAGAGGCGCTGGGTGAGCGCCGGGAGGTTGTGGCGTGAGTCTCGCAAAGTTGCAGATATTGAACAGTGAGGCGGAGGACGAAGAGCGCAAGTCCAGAAACTGCGAACTTGCCAAGGATCTTCTGGCAGATATGCGCAAAGGCCCGCACTCACTGAGTGACGCCCTCGACAAAGTGGTGGGGCGCTGGAATTACGGCTCGGACGAAGTGGCGAAGAATGAGTTGCACGCCGTGCTTAACGAGATGGCGGCGGACATTTACCGGATCGCTGAAATGCGACTTGCGGCCAAAGCCAGGTTCCACAAAACGCAGGCGGCACAGAAAAGCGCAATCGTTACTGCGTCGATTCTGCCGCTGCCAGAAACGGAGGCCGACCATGCCTAAGTCACACATGCAACACCAGCGCGAAATAGACCGCGCCTCAGACATCGAACTGGACATGGAGCGCATTGAACAGGATATGCGCGAGATTCTGTTGAGCGGTGATGAGTTCCCGCTGACCTATCGCAACCAGTCCGGCATCCGGTGCTGTGCCATCTACGACCGTGACGATGTGATCAACGCCATGATCGAGCTGGACGCGGACACCCACAACCGGGCGGTGATGATGACCCGCACTGACCCGATTGAAGCGGCAAAGATTCTTACACAACTCATGGCAAGAGCCGTGGAACAAATCATCGGCCTGGCCCCGATTCGGGAAGCGGCTGAATTCACAGAAATGGAGAACGCAGCATGAGCGGCTTGAGCAAACTGACCTCTACCCTGGCTGAAAAGCTGGGTATGTCTGACCAGAACGGGCAGGAGTTGATTCAGACCCTGAAAGCCACGGCATTCAAGGGCGACGTGTCAGACGCGCAGATGACTGCCCTGCTGGTGGTGGCTAATCAATACGGCCTGAACCCCTGGACCAAAGAAATCTACGCCTTCCCGGATCGCCAGAATGGCATCGTGCCAGTGGTCGGTGTCGATGGCTGGAGCCGGATCATCAACCAGAACCCGCAGTTCAACGGTATGGAGTTCCGGGCATCGGAAACCATGGTGGAAATGAATGGCGCCCGCCCCGCTCCCGAGTGGATGGAGTGCGTCATTTACCGTAAAGACCGGGATCACCCGGTTGTCATTCGCGAGTACCTGGACGAAGTGTATCGCGAGCCGTTCAAACCTGGCATGAAAGGCCCCTGGCAAACCCACACCAAGCGGTTCTTCCGGCACAAAGCCATGATCCAGTGTTCGCGCCTGGCCTTCGGTTATGTGGGCATCTACGACCAGGACGAAGCGGAGCGTGTGGTGGATATGGGCACCGTGCAGAGAGCCCCGGAGCAAGAGGCAGCGCGCCCCGCTCTGGAGTACTACCCGGCGGACAAGTTCGACGCCAATTTCCCGAAGTGGCAAGCCATCATCGAAGGCGGCAAGAAAACCCCGCAACAGGTGATCGACACCGTAGAAAGCAACGCCATTCTGACTGACGAGCAGCGCCTGCAGATCATTGCGCTGGCAGCACAAGGAGAAGAAGCATGAAGATCCTGAACCTGATTCAAGGTAGCCCGGAGTGGCACGCAACCCGCGCAACCCGACTCACGGCCAGCGAAGCCCCGGCCATGATGGGTGTCAGCAAATACCAGACCCGCACACAGTTGTTGGATCAGAAGGCTACCGGCTTGGTTCCGGAGGTGGACGAATACCAGCAGCGGATCTTCGATAAAGGGCACGCAGCAGAAGCAGATGCCCGCCCCATTGCTGAGCGCATCATTTCCGAGGAACTGTACCCGGTCACCTGCGAGGACGATGAAGGGCGCCTGCTGGCGTCCATGGATGGCCTGACGATGCTGGAAGATATCGGCTTCGAACACAAGCTCTGGAACGAGAAGCTGGCCGAGCAGGTAAAGGCTGGCGAACTGGAGCCGCATTACACCGTACAGATGGATCAGCAGATGCTGGTGTCCGGTGCCGAGAAGATCCTGTTTATGTGCAGCGACGGCAGCGAGGAAAACTGCGCTTGGATGTGGTACGAGCGCAACGAGAAAGCCATCAAGGCCCTGATTGCTGGCTGGGCTCAGTTTGAGCAAGACCTGGCCAACCATAAGCCGGCGGAACCCGAAGCGCCAAAGGCCGAAGGCAAAGCCCCTGAGGCCCTACCTGCCCTGTCTGTCCAGGTGCAAGGCATGGTCACCGCCTCCAACCTGAAAGAGTTTGAGGCAAGCGCACGAGCCACTCTGGCCAGCATCAACACCGATCTGCAAACCGATGAAGATTTCGTTTCAGCCGAGAAGGCCGTGAAGTTCTGCAAAGACGTGGAAAAGCGCCTGGCCGGCGCTAAGGAAAACGTGCTGGGCCAGATGCAGACCGTGGACGAAGTAGTGAAGACCATCGACCGGATCAGCGAGGAAACCAGGCAGCTGCGGCTGAAGCTGGATAAGGCGGTGAAGGAGCAGAAGGAAACCCGCAAGCTGCAAATCCTGAACGATGCACGCGCCAAGTGGGACGCCTTTATGAGCAGCTTGCACGGCTCTCTGTCGAAGGAAGCGGACGGCCTGCCGGTAGCCCTGAACTGCAGCAACGCCGACTTTGCGGGCGCCATGAAGGGTAAGAAGACGATCAGCAGCCTGCAGTCTGCGTGTGACGACGAGTTGGCCCGCGTCAAGATCGAAGCCAACGAAACCGCCGAGCTGGTTCGGGGCAACATCCAGCAGCTGAGCGAGCACGCTGCCGATTACAAATTCCTGTTCCGTGACTTTGGCCAAATCTGCATGAAGCCCGCCGATGACTTTGCCGCGGTGGTGAAGGTGCGCATTGCCGACTACCGGGCAGAACAGGAAGCGAAGGCCAAGCGCGAAGCCGAGGAAGCGGCACGGCGCGAGGCTGAGCAGAAGGCGCATCAGGAAGTTGCCGCCCAGGTGCAAACCGATACTGTGGCTGACCCCGCCACCACCGAAAAGAAGCCGGCTTACCAGATGCCGCCACTCAACTTTGCCGAGCCCAAGCCCGAGCAGGTCACTATCAGCGCCGAGGAATACGCGCAACTGGTGCACAACAGCAAGATGTATCTGGCCCTGGCTGCCGCTGGCGTGGACAACTGGGACGGCTACGACATGGCCATGGAAATCATGCAGGAGGCCGCGTAATGGCCAAACCCCGAGTAATCCTGACCCCCAGCCAGATTGACCGGGTGAAAGCCATGGCAGCCGTTGAGCTGCCGTTGGAGACCGTCGCCCGCCAGCTGGGCATGGCCCGCGAAACCCTGGCAAACGCCCTGACTCGTCAGGGCCTGGGCGAGTGGATGGAAGAAGCGTTCCCGTGTCGCCGAGGTGTCGGCAGCGGCGGCGCCCGGAAAGGCGTAGAGCGCAAGCCGAAATCCAGTGGCGAAATGCGCAAGCTCAAGCCCGAGCAGATTGTTGTGCCGCTGAAGGTGCCGGAGAGTTTGCAGGCGAAGTGGTTGATGGGGAGATCCGTAGCGTGAACGCCAGCCAGATCACACTGAACAGCTACTTCTCTGGTGCCGGCCTGATGGATATCGGGCTGATCGAAGCAGGCCTGCGAGTGAACCAGTCGTTTGAGCTGGACAGCTCCGCTTGCCGGGTGCAGCGCGAAAACCTCAAGCATGAGGTGGTCGAGTGCGACATCAGCCAGAAGCTGGCCCTGGATGAGCAGGACTGCGACTGGATGGTGTTCACCTACCCTTGCACCAAGTACAGCACCATTGGCGACATTCACGGCGTCCGCACCGGTGACGAACTGTTCCTGCACAGCCTTCGGCACATGGCCATAAAGAAGCCAGAGGGCTACGTGGTCGAGAATGTGCCCGGCATGCGCGCCTTCCCGGTGGTGATGGAAGCGATGACCAGGCTGCCGGATTACTACGTGCAGACCTTCTGTCCGGTGCAGTCAAATCTGTGGCTGCCCCAGCGCCGGGACCGCCTGATCATCATTGGCAGCAAGCGCCCGTTTGCATGGCGGCCGCCTGAGCACAACCGCCCTATCCGGCTGCGGGATATTGTCGAGGCTGAGCCGCGCATCACGATTCCCAAGTCGGTGGCTAACCGGATGAACGGAAAGTACCGGGATCTGCCGATTATCTCAGACCCTGAGCGCGACGATGTGGCGCCCACCTGTGTGGCGCACTACGCGAAGGACAAATCCACCCGAGTGCTGGCTGACAAGCGGTTTCCGATGGGCGTGCGCCCTTACTCCGTGCGGGAGTATGCGCGGCTCCAGGGTGTGCCCGACTGGTTCCAGTTCAACTGCTCCGATACCGAGGCCTATCGCATGGTGGGCAACGGAGTGAGCGTGCCGGTTGCGCGCTGGATCGGAAACGAGATCAAGCGATATCACGGAGTTGCAGCATGAACCCCCACAACAAAGACGAGTTCGCTGCCGCCTGGGTAGAACTGGATGACCCGGCAGAAGTCCGGGCGGCGTTTGAGCGAGACGATAACCCGGAGCCGAAGCCGGCGAAGTATCCCTACAAGCTGATTAACGGCGAATTGGTGAAAGACGATGGAACAGATCCGAAAAAGACACCACCTCAAAGCGCATGAGCGGGCGGCTGTTGACGCTGATCTGATCAAGCGCAAAGAGCTGCGCCGGCGCATGGCTGAGAACGCCGCAGAGATCGTCACTCTGGAAGTAGGTGTTTCGGCTCGAACCATCCAGAAGGTGGATCGTCTGCGCAAAGTCTGCCCTGCGCTATTCCCGCGAATCGACCAGGGGAAGCTGGAAGAAGCGTTCAGGCGTCGGCGGATCTACTGGCTGGCTCGTGAGGAATTTCAGAGCCGGTACAGCGATCAGGCCATGATGGCTCGGCACAACATTTCCAAGACCACGCTGGTGCGCCGGCAGAAGCAGGTTTACCAGCAGCAGGCAGAGCAAATTCGGAGGGCGGCATGAACATTCGCGACCTTTCACCAGACCACCCGCTTCGCACCGACCCGTCACGACCATGGCCCTACAAGGTGCTGGTGGGCTACCGGGCTCAGGGCAACCGCAAGATCGTGGCCACCCGCTCGGTCTATGTCCGGGCCACCAGCGAGGACCAGGCAGAGCAAGCGGGCTTCCGTGAAGCCAGAGCCATGATCCCGATGGTAGTCGATGGCCGCCGTCTGAAGGCAAGCCGGATCGTGAGCAGTCGGCCGCTGGATAAGCAGGATGCGATCGGGGGGCGCGGCATGAGCCAGCAAGAGCTGATCGAAAAGCCCCTGTCCCCGGACGTGTTCACGCTGCTGCGGCTGTTTGAGAACCACCGGGGCATCGACCGGCCGCAAGACTGGTACGACCTGAAACAGAACTATCACGGCCAACTGGATGATCCCGCCAGCCGGGAATGCTGGTCATCAGCACGGCTCAGCAAGGCGCTGGATGCGGCAGAAGCAGCCGGGTATGTCGTGCACCGGAAGAAATGGGAAATCACCAGCCAGGGGCTTGAGGCCCGGAAAGCAGAGACGGCGCGGAGGATGAAAGGGTGACCTGCGACAAATGCAGCGCCCTACTGGAGCGCCTGAACAAACTCCGTGACCGGAAAGACTACTACGTGCGCGAGAACAAAAGGCTTCGGGCGCAGGTCCGGAATCAGCGCAAGAAGCTGAGCGAATGGGAGAAGAAGCATGGCAACAACTGAACGAGAAGACGCACTGGACCGCAAGCTGAGCGGCCAGAGCAAGACTGACCGGCTGATTGATGGCGCTGCTGCCCTCATTGCCGGCCAGGCCTATGAGCTGATGCTCTCGCACTCGATTGAGGGCGAGTGGCCAGAATCCGAGGCGCACGTAAAAGCTGAGCACGACATGTTGCTGGAAATGGTTGGTGAGCTAAGGAAGCTGAAAGGCAACCCACAAGGAATCCTTGACGGTTCAGACCATATTGCTGACGACCGCAAAATGGTTGAGGGCAACGTGGCTCTGGCTGGCGATATAACCGACCAGGATGGCACGACGTTTTATCGGTCTCTGCTTGTCCAGTTTACAGATGATTCCAGTCTTCGGGCTGCAGTGGATTCGGGCCAGTGCCGGTTTACGGTGTTTGGGGGTGAGGTGTGAAGGCCGAGCCGAAATCTTACAGGGGCTGGCCTCTACTGGATACGCTGCCAGAAGGCTGGGCAATAGACAGGACGGCAGGCTCCCCGGTGTGTGGATATGAGTTCTGCACCAACGGGCAGGGCGTGCTTTCCGGACGGCAAGAAAGGGCTCTAGTTCGCTCGGGCCAGACTGAAACACCGAAACCCGCCGCCAAGCTACGGGCATTGAGCCCAAAGCCAAGCCGGAGCATCGAGAAATGCAAGGGGCAAGCTGCCGGCGAATACCCGGCCAAAACAGTTAACCAACTTGCTCGCGAGAAATTTAAGGCGCGCCTGCTCAGCGACATCCTTATAGATTTGAAGGTTTGCGAGATCGAAGGGTGGAGCAAGGCCGAATACATAGGCGAGCTCCGTAAGCTGATAAATGGAATAGGGGCATGCAATGACTGACTTTTGCAGCGTGGGCCGGCGCTCTACCGAGAACTACCGCTGGTGGACGGCAGCCGATGACGACCAACTGACTGAGTTGTACGCCACCCACAAACTCAAGGACATTGCCGAGATCATGGGCCGGAGCATCAGCTCAGTGGCAAACCGGCGCGTGAAGCTCGGGCTGAAAAGAACGCCAGAGCAGCAGGCGCGTATCGGTAACGGCTGCTTTAAGCCGGGCCAGAAGCCGTGGAACGCCGGCAAGAAAGGTTGGAACGCAGGTGGACGCAGCGCTGAGACCAGATTCAAGAAGGGCGAAAAGCCTTCAAACACCTGGCGGCCCATTGGTGCCGAGCGGATCTCGAAAGACGGCCTTTTGCAGCGCAAGGTTTCGGACACTGGCGACAAGCGTAAAGACTGGCGCCCCGTCCATGTGATGATCTGGGAGGCCGAAAACGGGCCGGTGCCCGAGGGTCATATCGTGATCTTCAAAGACCGGGATCAGCGCAACCTGTCGCCGGACAACCTCGAAGCCATCACGCGGGCAGAGAACATGCGCCGGAACTCGATAGATCGATACCCGCCAGAGTACCGCCAAGCGGCCATTACCCTCGGATGGTTTAAGCGTCGAATCAACAAAATGGAGCGAGAGCAGCATGAAAACAATCGGTGATCTTAGGGATGTGCTGGGCAGAACGATGGAAGGTGTGCTGGATGGCAAGTATACCGTCGAGCAGGCCCGCGCAGTGGCTCAGGTGGCGCAGGAAGTGAATGCCACGGCAAAGCTGGAAATTGACATGGCGCGGGCCACAGATGGCGACTTCAAGGGGTCCGGATTTATCGACGTTGATCCTGGGCACGGAATCCAGCAGCGGAAACTTGAAGGTCGGAAGGGCGTATGAACATTGAACTAAAACCAATCGCAGAATCCAAAGTCCGCCAGTTGGGCGGCGATGTTTGCGGGGTGCTGGTGCGTAAGGACGGCAAGCTGGCTGCTGTGGATGAGCATGGGCGGGTGCAGTGGTTGCAAAGTGAGCGAGGTTCGGAGCCGGTGGCGTGGTCTTGGGAATACCGAGGACTGCACGTAAGCGCAGATAAAGCCTTTATCGAAAAGATTGCCGCCGACGGCTTTGCTGTACGCCCGCTGGTATTCGCTGACACCCAGCCCGCCCGCGCTCAGGGTGGCCAGGGTACGGAAGTTGTGGCGTGGGCCAGCCCCTTGCCTGACGGTACGGAACAGGTCACGAAAGAGTTGCCAGAGAGAATCTACGGCGTGGTGCCTAAAGACTATCAGTGGTATGTGCGCCCTCTCGTATACGCCGATACCCGGCCCCAGCCCGCCGTGCCGGATGATCTGCGGAAACACATCGAAAGAATGCTTGAGCTTCACGAAAAACGCGGCGTTGTGCTGTCGGTTCACATGCAAGAGCTTGAAGAACTTATCACCACCCCCACCACACCCCAGGCTGATGGGTGGAAGGTTAAATTCATGCAGATAATGAGCGAGATCTACTCTGATCTGGATGACGAGCACGAAGATCCAATCCCTTCGGATCTATGGGATTTGTGGCGAGATTTGCGCGCAGCAACACAACCACCAGCCGAACAGGAGAGCGAAGGCGATGAGTGATCTTCTTCGGTACAGAGTGACCTCACAAGACGGCGCTCCAGCAAGATTTGACGAGTCGGAAACAGGCTACTGGACGCCATGGTATATCGCAGAGCGACGCTGCAATGACCTCCGCGCCAAGCTGGAACAGGCCGAGGCGCGGATGGCGGAGTTGACACATAGCTGCCAAATAGAAAAAACCTCCATGCTTATGCGCGTTTCTCGATTGTCTGAAACTCTGGAAGCAATCCGCAGCGGAGAGTTTTCGCTGCCAAAATGCCAGCAACTGGCAGACAGAGCTTTGGGCTCTCCTGTTTCCGAGGCTGCTATTCTGCGATTGCAGGCCGAGGCGGTGGAGCAATGCTATAGCGATATCGGAGAGATGGTGTTTTCGCCGGAGGTTCGGACACCGCAAGGCGCGCTGAATAAAGCAGCGGGGCATTGCGCAGACTACGTTCAACGCTTGCGCCAACAAGCCGACGAAGCCGAGCGGGCGGGAGGTGAGATGTGAGCTGTGAATACGTTCAGCAGTATTACAAAGTCCCAGCGGTGATTGGCCGTCGAGTCGTAGTGAATGGTCGAGCTGGAATCATTGCCGAGGACTGCGGCCATCATATTGGCGTCAATTTCGACGACGACAAGCCCGGCAGCATTTCGCACTGCCACCCGACTTGGGAGGTTGAATATCTCGGGATGGGCAAAGTGCGACAGATGACGCGCAGCCAGAAACGCTACCGCCGGTTCCGTGAGTATGGCGATATGTTCGATAGCTTCATTGATTTCTGCCGCTGGCACGACTCGCCAGAGCGTTCGTGGAATGGAGGTGCGCAGTGAACGATACACCAGAGACCATCTATTTGATCCCCGGCGAGGACGTAGACGGAGCGCCCTGCATGGTCTGGTGCGATGATCCAGCGCCCGGCGAAGGCATGGACCCCGCAGAGGCGGTGAAGTATGTCCGGGCCGGATCAGCGAGTGCCTTTGAGCGTGATGTGGCTTTCCGCCAGCGTGACCTTGCCTATAAGCAGCGCAATAAGGCGGAGCTAAAGTGGTCCCAGGCCCGGCAGGAAAACCGAGACCTCCACGAACGGATCGGGGAACTGGAAACCATGGTCAAGGTATTCCGGGGCTGTATCGAAACAGGTCTGATGCCGGAGCCTGGCAGTCCTTGCCAGCGAAAAGTATTTGATCTTGTTGGGGAGCCTGGCGATGACTGACTACAAAACCAGAACAACCCAGATCATGGTGCACCCGGCTGATAGCCAAACCATCCTGAGCGAGATGGTAACGACGGTCAGCATCGATGACGAAGGCGGCGGCGAGTTTGTAAAAGCCGAGCAGGTGAATACCGGCGCAATCTTGATTAACCCGGACGAGTGGCCGGAGTTGCGGGCGGCGATTGATCGGATGATTTCGGAGTGCGAGGGAGGTGAGCGGTGAACAACTCAACCGCAAAAACCTGCAAAAACTGCCAGTGGTGGGATCCGATTAATAGCGTAATCGGGGAATGCCGAAGAATGCCGCCTCATCCAGCTGACAATGTAGCCGACCCGCGATGGTGGCCCGGGACAAAGAGAGATGACTGGTGCGGCGAGTTTGCAGAATACAAAGACAAGGGGAGCGGGAAGGCATGAGCCAACAACCAAAATGGGTGCTTGAAAAGCGCCTCCGAGAACTGACCGGCCTGAGCCATGAGCAGGTGCGCCTGCGCCGGGGGCAATGGGTGGAGGGTCGCCAGTGGAAGTACGGCCCAGACAAAACCATCTGGTACAACCTGGAGGAAATCGAACGGTGGGTCGAAAACGGAATCGCGGCCTAAGCCCCCAGGAAGAACGGGAGGCCATCGAGCAGTTGGTGGCCAATTCCCCGGGCATTGAGTTGCGCGGCGAGGCCGTCCGGATTGATTTCATGTACCAGGGCAAGCGGTGCCGGGAGACGCTGAAAATCCCGCTGACGTTTGCCAACGTGGAATATGCGGTCAACAAGCGGAAGTCGATTCAGCTGGAAATCCGCCAGGGTGCGTTCGATTACGCGGTGCATTTCCCGGAATCGACCAGGGCCCGGAATACCAAAGCCAGCCGGTCAATCGATCTTGAGTCTCTGTATCGGCGCTATCTGCCGGTCATGGCCATGGACATTACGACCGAGACCGAACGGCGGTACAAGGTGGCTCTGGACGTGTGCTGTGAGATTGTCGGCTGGTCCGTGCCAGTGGACACGCTCATGCCTGAAGATGTGGACAGGCTGCGCTCCGGCCTCATTGCCACGCGCAAACCGTCCACAGCGAATCACTATGTCAGCGTCTGGAACGGAATGTTGAGCTGGGCCAAGGCCAATGAATACACCTCTCGTGATCTGAGTGCGTCAAAGTTCAAGGGTGTGGCCGATGATCCGGACCCGCTGACTTTGGACGAGTACAGGGAAGTGATCGAGAATGGCTGCCTGCACCCCCAGGACAAGGCGCTGGTCACGCTTGCAGTTTACACCGGGCTTCGGCCTGGCGAACTGTGCGCCCTGGCCAGAGAGGATATTGAGGGCAACCTGATACACGTTCGGCGATCAGTGACAGCAGCCAAGGTGCTGAAGGTGCCAAAGACCGAGAACGCGAGAAAGGTTTGGCTGGTACCGCCAGCACAGGAAGCGGTCAGGGCGCTACTGGAAATGACCAGGGACGCCAAACCCGTCGAGGAAGCCGTGGAGATCAGCCGACACCAGTCGCGCAAGGAAACGATTACGCCACTGGTGACGCCGTTGCAGGCGAGGAACAAGAGCATTTCCACCAACCGCATGCAGGTCGGTTCGTGGGCGACGAAGTGGGAGAAGCTGCTGACCAGGGCAAAGGTCCGGCGCCGGGTTGCCTATCAAACTCGTCACACTTATGCCTGCTGGTCACTGACGGCACATGGTAACATTGCGTTCATTGCAAAGCAGATGGGCCACAAAGACTATTCCATGCTGGTGAAAGTCTATGGCCGGTGGATGGATTCGGAGTCTGAGAACGAGGCGGAATTCATCTGGCAGGAATTGCAGAAAAGCGGTGCATTTTGCCCCACGATTGCCCCAAGCGAATGAGGAAGTATGCCGGAAGTTAGAGATAACAGGGCTCACAGCGATTTATCCAAGCACACCCCGATGATGCAGCAGTACCTGAAAATCAAGGGAGAACACCCGAACGAGATGGTGTTCTACCGCATGGGGGACTTCTACGAGCTGTTTTACGACGACGCTAAAAAAGCCGC